AATCGCCAGCGACATCGAGCGCGAGGGCCGCCCCACTAAAAATCTGCCCGTTCGTTGTGGGGTCGACCGCCTGATCGACGAGGATGTTACGTCCGTTCTCGAGGATGTCGCCGCTGTCAATCGTCGTGCCGCCAGCGCCGCCCGCGACGTTCGCCGTGGCAGAAGGTGAGCCGCCGCTGCCGCCTGCCCCTGAATTTGCCGCACCAGCAATGCCCGCGCCGCCATTGAGAGCACGCGAGGGTGCGCCGCCAAGAATGGCACCGCCAGCAGACGAACCGACGCTGACATTCAAACTGCCTGTCATGAAGTAACCTGCACCACCGGGAGCGCCGCCAAAAGCGATGTCACCCGTGCCAGCCGCACCGGGTGCTCCACCTGCGCAAGTTTTGAGGTAATCGCAACCAACGCCGCCGCCGCCGCCATTGGCAACACACAATGTGCCGACCGAGGTCGCCCCGCCAGCACCGCCGTTGCCACCCGCCGCCGCGCCCGCAGCGCCACCAGTACCGATGGTCACTGTCTGCGAAGCACCGATCGTCGCTGCGCTCGCCGTCAAACGCGAATAACCGCCCGATGCCCCGCCGCCACCAATCCCATTGTTTCCTGACGTATAGACACAACCGCCGCCACCACCGCCACCGCCGAAGCACTCGATGGTGCAGTATTTCATCGAGGCGGTCGGCGTGTAGGTGCCGCTCGCCGTGAATTTCTGCACGTTGACCGTGCTGATCCCGGCACCGCCGGCAGGGGGCGCCGCAAACGTGCCGTCGGCACGCAGGAAAGTAGTCGTTCCGCCGCCGCTCGCGGGCACGAGTCCCTGCAACGTCGAGGTAAAAAGATTGAGGTCCGCCGTGAGTTGTGCGGTGGTCAGATCGATCGGTGCCGCTGCCACGCCAGTATTGTTGCCCTTGTGGGTGTGCGCCGCCATATTGGCGAGCTTGGCATTGGTAACAGCACCGCTCGCGATTGTTGCCGTGATGGCCGTCGTGCCCGAACCAGTGACATCGCCGGAAAGCGTGACCGTCTGGTTTGCGGTCAGGTAGCCCTGGTTCACCGCCGCAGTCACCAATCCTTTCGCGTTAACCGTGATTCCCTGAAACGTGCCGACGTTGGCGTTCACTGTCGCGAGCGTGGTTGCAAGCGTGCCAGCCGTATTCGTCACATCGCCAGTCAGCGCCGGGAAGCGCGCCGCCGCCAGCGTGCCTGTCCATCCGACAGTGATCGAAGTTGCCTGCAGCAATGCCGTAGCCGGCGTGCCAGCGAGCGTGAGCGTGACGTTGCTATCGTTGACCACACTAAGGGCACCGGCCGCCATGCCCTGGATATGCGTGGAGTCGGTCCATTGCGCCCACTGATTTGCCGCCGGCGTGCCGACGTTGGAGACGTTGCCGGTGCCCGGCCCGGAAGGACCTGTGGGACCCTGCGGGCCTGCCGGACCTGTGGGACCTGCCGGACCTATCGAACCTTGCGGACCCTGTGGACCTGCAACGCCTTGCGAGCCTTGCGAACCTTGCGGTCCCACGGGACCTACGGGTCCAGGAACGCCTTGCGGCCCAGGAGGTCCCACTGGACCGACATCGAGGTCGACGCTAACCGGCGTTATCGTCGGATCGACAACAAGGTCGACCGTGAGGCCGTATTGCGTGACCGTAATGGAGGTAATGTCGGTCACAATGTCCCACCAAAGATTTGCCTCACGACGGTAGCTGCCCCGGAGTGCTGTCGGTCACGTCTGCTGTAATCGTGACCGGACCAGCAAGCGGCGTCATCACATCGCCGGTGGGAAATTCGATTTGAACGTCCCACACACCCTTTTGCGGCAGATCGTGACTCGCCTCCGCCGCGAGAAACAGATCGATGATGTTGGGCAGCGTGATGGTGCACGTCATCGGGGTGATGAGCGTGCCTGCGGGTCGATCACGTATTTCGGATTCGACAAGGGCCCCGGTCAGATCGGTAGGCGTGCCATCCGAGTTCGTGAGCGTCAGGCGCATCCGAACGGTATCGCCGCGGTAAATGGCCAAAGGTAGCGTTGCCGGCTGCATCCACGTTACTGCTTCTTCTCGCTGCTTCCGTCGACGGTGAAGAACTGGCTCTCGTTCACGTGGAACGGCGCCTTGATCATCTGACTATAGGGGAATCGCACCACGCGCAGACCACTCACGCTGTCGTAGTGCTCCAGCGTCAACTTCTTGGCGCGCCGGAACAAGTCGTCGACAACGAACTCGGCCTGACCACGATAGGGCGTGGTCATCCTTATTCCGTGGACGATGAGGTTGACGGCGAGCGTGTAGACGTCCTGGATCGGTATCTTGCCGTCCATGGCCCGGTTGAGCGCTTCCCAGATTTCATTGGTATGCGCCGCATTCTCGACGGCCTCAATCAGCGGGTCCTTCATAGCGCGAAGACTCCTTGCGTGCTCCAGGTAACAAGGAGATTGCCACCGTTGGGAATCATCGGCAGACCGATGACGTTGGTATCTTCGTAAAGCACGAGTCGCCAGGTTGTATTTGCGCCGGAGTTCTGGCGAAACATAGCGAACGCGCCAATGGTCGAGCCGGTCACGCCGGTGAACACAAGTCCCGCTACCGAGAACACGTTCGAGGTCAGTGACGGCGACGTGACCGCTTTCGCGACATTCACGATGCCAGTCAGGTCGGTGTACCATTGATGAAAGTCCGAGTAGGTGTAGCCGCCCGCGCCGATGGAGAGCAATACCAGCGCGCAGTTGTTGGGAGGGCCCTGATCGAGCGACTTATTGGTCGCCAACTCGCTCATCAGAGCGTTTTTCCAGAGCGGATAGACTGAGTTCGCCATCTTTCCCCCTAAGGTATCAGCGGCGGCTTATACGGCGGCGTGGTCTTGTCTGGGCCATGCTTCTCCGGGCGCGGATTGAGAACTGGCGGCGGATCGGCCGGCAAGCGGATTGGCCGAATCGTCGGGTTGGGAACGTCCAGACAGGTCGGGCAATGTAGATGGCCGGTCCACATCAGTTTGTTGCCCATCCATTTCATCTGCGCGTACAGATCGCGGCGCAGGTACTGAAAGCCGCACATATCGCAGATGCCGAACGCCTGCGGATGCTGCGGATCGACTCTGGCATGGCCCTTTGGTGCAAAACCGCCCATTCGCGTCACCCGTGCAGCGGTGGACCGAACACCTTCCACCCCAACAGCAAGAACAGGATAAAGAGGAAGACGATGTTGATTGCCGGACCGTAGGTGCCGACGAGGAAGCCGTAGTGGGAGAGGATGCCGAACACGAGCCAGATCAGCATCAAGATCCAGAATGCGAGCCCTATCGTCATGGCCTCACCCGTAGACCGAGCTTGTGTAGATACCCATTGCCGGGACGATTCGCAGCTGCGCATTTTCCACGTCACGGTTCTTGGCTTGCTCGAAAGAGCCTTCCGCGCGCGCCGCCAACTCCTCCATGCGCCCAGGCGCGTATAACTCCGCCAACTTGAACGCGAGGCCGGCGACGTAGGCTTCCATGAAACGATAGGGCGTCTCCGGGCCGACACCGCCCGGCACGCTGGCGTCCTGCATCTGCCGCGCACGGAAGAAGTGGAGGGTGTAGGGCTCAGCGTTGTCCGGCGGCTGCCACAACGTGATCGTCGGCGCCAGCGTGAGATTGAACCAGTAGACCGTAGGCCGCCCCGGCGTCACCTTGTCCGGGTAGGCCGCGTAGGTATCGCGGTCGATGGAGGTGAGTATCCTGTCGCGCGCTGGATCGCCGGTCGAGATATACGCACTCATGATCATCACGGTGGTCGGATCGACGTCGTAGGTCGAGACGAACGGCGTGAGCCCTATGGTCTGCAGGTCGACCGTCCAGAGATTCACTTGCTTGTTCGACCAGTCGACCTGGAGGAGGTTTGCTGCCATGGCCGCGTCGATCAGGTGCTCGACCGTGATCCCCGGGCGGCGAATCTGGCAGCGTCCGAAAGCCGCGATGATGATGTCGGCAAACGGAGGAGAGAAAGCGAAGGTTTGACTGGTCGGAGATGCCATTACGTCACGGTCCCTACGATGACGATGGGCAACGGCTGATTCGCACGCTCCTTCGTCGTGCCCGCGCCGACAAAAGACATTGGCAGCGGCTGGACCGGCGCCGTCGGCACGCCTGTCAGGACCACCACTTGCTGCGTCATCGTTGGCGCGAGCGGCGGCCCGGTTCCTCCGGGGTTGTTGATCTGCACGACAGGGAGAGGCAGCACCGGCGCGTAAGGCGTAGTGCCTGGCATCTGTGCAGCCTGCAGCGTATTGACCGGGGCGTATGCAACCATCGTCGCCTACCGTGATCTAAGGAGAGACCGGAATCCACGGAGGACGATCCTGGCACCAGCCTCTCCCTTCCCGCTACCCGTGATAGGGGCAGGGGAAGCCTAGCATTCTTCCTTCGCACCTTCCTTCGCAGGATAGTGTGCCGCCGCGCCCATCTCGCCCGGCGTGACACAAACCGGGCGCATCTGGCGCGAGCGATAGGGATTGCCTTCATGGTCGGTCAGCGGGTTGCCCACCGCGCCGCCACGCGCCTTTTTCATAATCCCCAGATAGCGATCCTTCTTTTCGTCTTCGCTTGGCGGCATCTCGACGCTGGACGCCTCCTCGCCACGTGCGACAGCACCACCATCTGCCTTTCTGACATTGAGCGCGAAGTTGACCTTGCGCATCATCGCGGTATTGCCGGTGCGTTTGGCCTGCGCTTTCTTGGCCTGCAGGCTCGACGTCGGGATTTTCTGTCCTTCCTTGGCGCCCATCGCCTTGCGCAGCGAGCCGACGGTGCCGCGGCGCTCCATGCTGGCGCGCGCCTTGCCGATCCACTTACCGCTATCGCCGCCATCCTTGTAGTTCTTGGGCATGGCCTCATCGCGGCCTTCCAAGAACTTCTTCTCGGTGTAGGGCCTGCTGGTTTCCTCGGTCCTGCGCGCGATGTCCTCGCCGACGCGCGGGCCGCCGGCACCGCCAGGAAACGTGCCAAGACCACCAAGACCGGGGCGCGGTATCCTTCCGCCATACTGGCGCCTCATATCGGCACGTCGACGAGCATTGCCGCCCTCGACTTTGGACTCGCGACCAAACGGCGGCGCTTTCTTCTTCTTGAACTGCGGCGGCAGAGCGCCGCCGCGCTTGCGTTTGCGTCTCATGCGCGCTTGCTCTTTCTCGCTGTCGCGCTCGTCTGCATCCTTTTCCCAAGCCATCTCACTTCTTTCGCCCCTTCACGAAGTGTCCGCGGCGAAACGACGGCGCACGGTCGGCACGGCTCCTGGAGTTGCCGCCGTCCACTTTGGCGTGGAAGGTATTGGTGGTGACGCGCTTGGGGTTAGGTGGCCAGCGCGGGACCTTGCCGCCCTTGGCGGGTTCCGCGGCCTCGCCGATGAACTCATCGAGTTCGTCGCGCGGGGAGTTGCCGAGCGGGCCATGAACGGTTGCACGTGCCATCGGCTTCTCTCCCCATTAGTGAATGTCGGCACTTACGTGCAAGTGCCGACGTTTACTCAGCTGGTGGGGAAGCTCCCGTACACCGACCTCCAGTCGAAGTACGAGAACGTGTAGCGCTCGCGGCCCTTCACCTTCAGATTGTCGGTATCGAAATCCACGTACATGTCCATCTCAAAGGGAACGCGGTCGTAGTAGATCAATCCGCGCTTGTCGGTCTTGACGAACCAAGCAAACGGCGACGTCAAGAACTCGTCGACGATATAATCTCTCAACCCGCCTCCAACGTGTTGAATGGCGTTGATGTCGTTGTCGTTTGTTCCGGGGCGAAGCTCGCTTCGGAGCAATCTTACGATCACTTGCTCCAGCGCAGCTGGCACGAGCACCAGTTCTGCGCGTGCCGCGATTTTGATATTTCGCTCATCTACCCAGTTGTTGCGGATGACCGTCATTGCGGTGAGGAGAGAACTCTCATTGAGGTCGATATCGGTGCCCGGACGATTTCCCACGGTGCCGACGTCGATCGGATGGTTGGTGGCAAAGAGCGCCACCTGATCGCCGCCGATCGTGGAGTCGTAGACGGTGCCGGTATTGAAGATGTTCGCGGCGTAGATTTCCTTGGTGACGGCGAACACGTCCTGAAGGCCGAGGTTGGACGGATTGAACTCGGCTTTGTACTGGTTATCCTCCACCGCCTTGCGCGTGATGATGTAGCCGAGGCTCAGTTCCTTCATCTCGGCGTTGTAGAGCCATCTCTCACCGGCCCTCTCATCGAAGTACGTGCTCTGCGCTTCGGCTTTTTCCCTAGCCAGTGGTAGGTAGGCCATCTGGGTGCGGCGCTCTTGCGCCATCTTCGAGGTACGCTTCTCGAAAAGCCGGCTCCATTTGGTTTCGATCTTCTTGTATCTCCCTTCGACGGCAGCGAGGCCGGGGAAGAGTTCGTTCTTGATACTCGCCATATCAATAGGCATGGCCTAGCTCCTCTCTTTTCCCTTCTTCGCCTAGCGCCCGTCAGATGCCGGTGCCGGATTGCCGCATGAACATGTTGTTCCAGGTGACTTCCACGATGTTGTTCGCGGACGTCGCGTCGTAGCCGTCACCGGTGTAGACGCCGCCGTTGCCGAGACGCTCGACCCTGAATGGGAGCGTCGCGGTGACCGCCGGGGCAGCGAGCGCCCATTTGGAGAAGCCGGTGGTCGAAGCGGTGACCACGATGTCGGCATTCATGCCGATGCCGGCAAGCGTGATCGGTCCGGCGCTGGCCTGGACCTCGAACACCTGGAATGGATCGTCGACAACGAAGATGTCGACCAGCGTGCCGGCCACGGCGCCCGAGCCGGGCCAGTAGTTCGACCAGATGTTGTAGCCGAGCGCCGCGAGCGCGTAGTGGCAGCCGACATAGACGCCGCGGATGTTGTAGCCGACACCGGCGGCTCCCACGGCGACCGTGCCGTCGGCCAGCTGCTGCACCAGATCGCCGCGATTAAGCGCGCCGGCGGTCGGTTGGCCTTTGCATGAAGTGAAGTTGCCCGATGAAGCCGCGCCATCCTGGCGGCGGATGGGCCGGAGTCCGAACGGAGCTACGGTATTTGGCACGTGCTGTTCGCCAAAAAGCTGGCGCTCCCTCTCGTAAGGGTGCCGGCCTTGGCGAGCATCGCCGCAGTCCGTGCGGTCAGACCTGGTTTACCCGCGCGAGCATCGCACGCCCGAATCGGCTTCGGGGGGCCTACTTATTCGTCGGGGATTTCGACATTCTCGCGTGAGGTCTTGTTCGCATACACCACGCGAGGAGCGCTCCCTTCCGGCGTCACTCCGACTGTCTCGCGATTGACGCGCATCATCCGAGTCGCCGCATCTATTTCATCCGCCCGCGCCTTAGCTGTCAAGCGCATGGGTCTTTCCATCAAAATCATGTCCTTGACGATGACCGGGCCCTCCAGCCCTTCCGGGCCGAAACGCCCTGGAAACATGCTGTGCAAGATCGGCCGCCAGCCCTGAAGGTAATAGTCCCGTTGCTCCGAATAGTCGGCTTTGCCCAGGCATTCGTAGCGCTTCCAGTTGAAGTCGATTTCGTTATCGATGTTGCCCTTGCGCGGATCGCCGTTGGTGGGGGCGTACTGCTTCTTGATGTCGTCGATATTGAAGGGATCGACATTGGCGCCGCCCTCACGCAGGCGCTCGCGGGTCCTATCCAGCACCAGCCTTGTGGTCTCGCGCTGTTCCGGGCGCAGTTCGCTCGCCTCGCGCGGATTGTCCCGTGCCGGATTGGGCTCAGCTGCGCGCGGAGGCGCTCCTGGAGACCGTTTCGGGTCGTAGAACGTCCCCGCCTCCTGCAGCCCTGGGATCGGCGGGTGCGATGGAAACAACGTATTGTCCACCATTGGCAAACTCCTTTCGACAGAGCGCGACCGGCCCGTCGTTGACAACCTCTAGCTCCGGGCGGCCGCAGCGACGGCAATACAAGAAGACCAAATCACAGTCGCAGCACATGATACACGTGTTAAAGCCTAAGTGATGGGCGTGATACGACCTTCCCGCAAGAGTCTGACGTAGTTCGTCGCCCATTCCCTAGGACTGACGCCCTGTTCTTCCGCCAGCCGGCGCATCTTCGGAGTCATTCTAAACTCGCCCTGCTGGACGATGCCGTCGCCACTGCCCACAGGGGCGCCACGCTCGACCGGCGCCGCCATCATCGGCGCTTTCTGCCGTGGGGGAGCCTCGCCTCGACCGTTTTGCACAGCTGGACCTCCAATGACGCTCTCGATGTAGTCGAAATAGCCCTGTGAATCGACGGTATGGCCCTGATCCAGCGCGCTCTCGTGCGCGTCGATGGCGGCACGCTTCAAGCTGCCGTCGCCCCTGATCAGGTCCGGGTGCTTACGCAAAAAGTTCTTGGTCGGTTCGGTGCGCCCCTGCAGCGCGCGCTCCAGGGGATTGGCGGGCTCCGGCTCTGCCGGCTGGCGTGTCTGCGGCCGCTGTTGCTGGCGCGCCGTCATCTGCTGTTTTTGCTGCGCGAGCGCAGCCTTGTCGCGTTCGAGAAGGGCGAGTTGGCCGCCCAGACGGTGCATCTTGCGATTGAGGTCGGCCGCGAGCTTGAAATCGCCGCCTTCCATCGCGGCTTCCTGCTGGGCGGTGAGGGTTTCCAGTTGCTCCTCTGCGGCCTTGAGTTGATTCTCATTGTTCAACTCCCACACCGACATGCCGCGCCGTTCCGCCTCCTGGGCAAAGGCGAGGGCGTTGTCGCGCTCAGCCGCGAGGCGGCGATTATCCTCCGCCACGCGGTTTCTGGCCGCGCGCTCGTTCGCCAGCTGGCTCTCTAGGTCTTTGACGCCGGTCTGCGGCGCAGCGGACTCTCGTGTGCGGGCTCCAGGTCCAGGGACCGGCGGCGGTTTGCCCTGAGCGCCAAGCGCCGCAGTTTGCGCAGAGGCGCCCCCTTTATCTTCTTCATCCGGCGCGTCGAGGTCGATAACAAGATCCTCATCACTATCCACGTTAGTGTCTGCCATCTTCGTCGTCCTCAGTAGACCAGCCGCGGATCATCCACACGCATCACGATTTGCGTGTCCTTGAGCCTACGGCAGTGAATGCGATCGATGGTGAACTGCCGCCCCTCCATGATGTCGTACTGCACCCAGTCGCCGATTTCGACGTTCTGGCCGTAGAACTTCACATGTTCGTCGTCCAGAAACGCCATCTTGCCCTTGCCGACCACGAGCCCGACCTTGCCCTGCCACAGCGCTTCGTCATGCTGCTTGTCGGAGCGATAGAACTTCGTTTGCCCCACCATGTCGTAATCCGGCATGTAATAGGTCGCCGTGATGATCCAGTTGTGGAACACGGTGACGTGCGGCATCCACAACGAACATCTTGCCATCAGGAATGCTTTGGGATCTTCGCGGTATTCTTCCGCTTCTTCCTCGTTGCGCCAGGGCGGCATCGGCGCCTGGTGCATGGTGGCGAAGCTCGAAAGCGGTGCACCCCGGTCTGTGAAGGTGAAAGTCATCTACCGTTCTCTCGCTAGTTTAGCCCCGGCCTTTCCTGCTTATCGTCGTATGTGGGTTCGCCCTCGCTCTGGTTTATCTTCTTGGCGACGTCCTTCATCATGTTGAGCACGGTCTGGTAGGTCACGATGTTCGCGCGCATGCGCACGAACTCCTCCCAGGTCTGCACCGCCAGGATTTGCTGGTAGAGTCCGGGCGTTTTGTTGTCGCCACCGAGCGCAAAGTGGATCATGCGCTCCAGCTGGAAGGCGAAAGAATTATCACTCGGATCGAGCATGCGTCGTCCTCCACAATGCTCAAGAACAAGAGCACTCACGCTTCGGTCTTGTCCGGTATTTTCTCAGCGCTCTTGGCTTTTGCCAAGCGGCCGAGGCCGCCGGAGCTACCCGTGGAGGCATTCACGGGACCTACCGTTCCGCCTGCCTTGCGATGCCCGGTGCCCCAACTCTTATAGTGGTCGCCGGGCAGCGTCGTCGGCGCCGACCGCTGGATGGAATCGCCCGCTAGACCGCCACGTTTACGTTTGCCGACGCCCCAACTCTTGTATTTCTCGCCGGGAAGGTGCGTCTGCCCGCGCTGGACGGATTTCGCCGGCGGCTTGCTTATATGTTGCTCGCTGTGAACCGCGCCCAGAACGCTATGGCCGCCTTCGATTGACGGCGCGATACCGCCCCGCTTGCGCTTCTTCTCATCCTTTCCCTCCTTCGCCTCCTCCTCTTTATACATCCTCTTAAAGAGTTTCTTGTCTTCGGCTTCGTCGGCATGGCCACCCCTCTTGAACGATGTCGTGGTGCCCGGCGCCGGGCGTGCCCGCATTGATGCCAAGGTCGGTGGCATTGGCACGGTCAGCGGCTGCGCCGGCCGTGCTGGCCGGCCGGAGAGATTGGGGGCGCCCTGTTGCGGCGGCAGCGGTGCGCGTCCGGGCATCGGCATACCGAGGAATCCGGGTGGCTGTTGCGTTCCCGTGGGGGCTCCCATGGTCATCGGGCCGCCCATCTGGCGCTTTTTGACGTGGCTCTTGATCTTTCCGCCGCGCTTGACCTTGCCGGGTCCGGCACCGGAGACGTCATCTTCTTCCTGTGCGCCTGTCGTGCCGCCGTTGGCATATCTTCCCGCCTTGCCCCCTCTTTTGCGGGCGGAAACGGCGCTATCGACCTCCGTCGTGGGGGAGTGGGGGAAGCCGCGATAGCCTTTCCCAGGACTGGTATCGCCGCCGATCTTCCGTTTGCGCACGACGCCACCGGATTTCATGCCGGCCCCTACGGGTGGTGCTGTCATCACCGGTCCGCCGATCGGCGGTCGAGGGGGGAGACCGCCACCCACGGGAAGGCCGGCCCCCACCGCCGGAGGAAGGCCGCCAACCGGCCGCCGTATGATGGGACCGGGCCCCGGGCCGCCGATCGGCACGCCGGGAGCGGCGATGTGCCGATGGACGTGCTGCACGACGCCAGGCGCGCCGCCACCGCCGCCGGCTGGCGCGTTACGCGCGCCGCCGCCGGGCGCCGAAATCACGATGTTTGTCGTGTGGTGTCCCTTGCGGCCGCGAACCGGGCCGCCGTTTGCCATCCTATCGGCGCGTTTGCGCGCTTTGCCACCTTCTATGGTGAACCCGACGTCGCGACCGGCGTTTTTACCGGGCAGCGACTTCTTCTTATACATGTTGGAGTAGCCGTGTGGCTTGCCGGCGGTCGCGCCGAGCCGGCGCAGGCGCGCTTTCAGCGAACTCTTGGCCTGACCTGCCATCGGATGTGCCATGTTCGTTCTCCTTGCGTTCGTCCTGGACGTTATTCGCCGGAACAGAGACGATTTTCGTCCAGTCAGAGTATCCGGTTTCCGCCGGGCATCTGCGTCGGCCACAGCTGACCCATGTACTGCCCGACCGGGGCCGCTTCCGGGTGAATCATAGCGCCTTGGGCGAGCTTCATGCGCTCCACATTAGTCTTGTCGGCCGCGATTCGCTCGTTGGAAGCGCGCGCCTCGCGCTTATCCTGCAGCTGTATGCTCTCGATCAAGAGATTCATCCGCTCGCTCAGCTGTTCGAGGTTGGCTTTCATCTGACTTTCTTGGGTTTTCTGTGCCAACTCCTGGACCTTCGTCTGCATCTGCACCATTGCCTTGGCCTGATCGGACTGCGCCTTCGGATCTTGCGGCTGCTGGTTCGGGTCCGGCGGCGGCGCGAAGAGTTCATCCACGTCGCCCATGCCGACCATGGTGGCGATGCGCCGCACGACCGCGTGCAGATCCCACATTTGCGGGTTCATCTGCACCAGCTGCACCAATGCGACGGCCTTCATCACCCTGATCGTGTGCGAAGGCGTGTTCGGGTCGGCCCTTGGCGAGAGCGTGCACTTGAGGAGCGCGCGCAAGACATCTTCGGCTTCCCATTGGGCCGAGGGTGTTTGCTCCGCGGCGCACAACAGGGCCGCCGGGTCCTCGATAAACAGGTCGCGAAGAAGGGCGAACTCCTCGCCTTGGGCGATGTGCATGCCTTTATGGACGCTATCGAGCACCTTGACGGCTTGATCTAGCATCGCCAAGGTCGTGCCGACCGGCACGTCCTGGCGACCTTCCCCGACCATCAGTTCGGGCGTGCCGCCGACCCGTCTGGCTTCCTCTTCGATGTGTTGGGTCACTTGGACGAGTCCGGCCGTGACGTCCTTGTAGGGTAGCGTCATCACGTGCTGGCCGATGGGCTGGCCGCCGGTGTTGATCTTAACCCCGGCCCCGAGTCCCACCCTAAAAGTCATCGTATCTTGGCGGCCGACGGTTTCGGAATAGAGGAAGCCGGGCCAAGAACTAAATCCGGCGCTGTCCAGAGCAAGCCGCCAGGCTGTGGTGACGGCGGCGGTAGCGTTGCCCATGATTTGAAGCAGGCCGATGCCATAGAAGCCCAGCCCGTCAATGAAGGGATATTTAACGATGGGCATGCGCTTGAGGTAACGATCGTCGCCTTCATTCCAGTTCCTGCGCACTTCGAGGATAGTTTGGGAGTCCTTGTCGATGGAAACGCGATAGGGCAGAGGCAATCCAGTGATCTTGCCGCCTTCGGTGTGTTGGAAACCGGCGATATCCAGTTCGCAGTAGCACTCGTACACGGTGTGTTTGTAGTCCTGCTGGCGCATCGACCACTTGGCGAGGCCAGCGACATCTCTCTCGGCCTCATCGGCGGCGTCGGATTCCGGCGGCGATGGCGGTTGAAGGTCGACGTCTAGATAGTTTCCAGAAAGCTGCATGCGCCGCATCACGGATTGTCGCATCGGGATACGGTGCGTGACCCGGCCGCACTCGAAGAGGGAGACCTCGTTGTCGGAGACGATGATATCGTCGGCGTCGACCGAGCGGGAAACGGGTCTTCGTCGCACCGGGCAGCGATACACCTTCTTGAAGGCACAACCGCCGAACCCCTGCATGAAAAACATCCTATTCGTATCGGGGTAATATTCTTTATCCACAACCGTTAAGTAACGATTGAAAAGCGTTTCCAGGTCTTCCGCCAGAATGTCATCGTCGGCCCCGGTTTGGTCTCTCGGTTGATGGGTTTGGTCCTCCAGAAATCTCCGTCGAGGCGTTTTGATAGTGGCAGAGTTTTGCATCTTGACTGGGCCACCCGCGGGGAGAAGCTCACCACGAGCGTTGGCCTGAAAGCGCATTACCGCGTCCAGCAGAATGGGGGTGCGGATTGTGCTTTGGCCTTCGACCGCCGTATCGGCTTCGACGGTTGGAGCGCGCGGATTCTCGATCTTAAGCGCAAGGTGCCGGATACCAGCGGCACGTCGGTCAAGCCAATCGCGCCGCGTTTCAATGTCCGCATCGATGCCATTTAAGAGGTCATCGCAAATACGCGCGAGTTCGCGTTCATCGACGTGTTTGGCGAGGTTGGCGTCGTGTTTCTTGGCATTTTCGGAGGTGCTTTCCCGGGTAATCTTCTTGCCGTCGAGGCGGATAATAAGGCTTCCGTCGGCGCGCTCGATGCCGATTTCCTCCGGCGGGTTTTCGGCGCCCTCCTGCAGGAGGATCAGCAGATCGTCCGGCTCCTCGGTGGCGGGAACACGTCCGGGCACATCGTCGAGATTGCGGTAGTGCTCCGTCGGGCGAACCGCGTCAGGTCTTGCGCCGTTCATGCCGACTGGATCACGGGCCATCTTCGCTTGGGGGTGAGGTTAGAGCCATCAATAGAACTCTTTAACCACGATGATGCCGCTGCCGCCGGCGGCACCGGCGCTAGCGTAGCCGCCGGCCGGGCCGGCGAAGCCGCCGGCACCGACTGTATAGCCGTAGGTTGCTGCCGGGTTGTTGATGTAGAGGAATCCGCTCGCACCGGCGTTTCCACCGATGCCGCCGGCGCCGGTTGCGGAAACTGCGCTGCCGTTGCCGCCGGCACCGCCGCCGCCGGTATTGGGCTGTCCGGGATGAGCACCGACACCACCGCCGCCGCCCAGCATGGAGTTGCCGCCTTCGCCGCCGATGCCCACCGCCACGTTTTGGATATTGACCGAGGTAAAGATGCCGCCCTGGCCGCCGGCGACGCCCCAGGTGCAGCCGGTGACTGGGCCGCCGCTCTGGCCGCCACCGAAAGCCGTTGCCGGGCCGAACACGGTGTTGCTGCCGAGGCCGCCGGGCGGGTAGGTCGATTCATTCCAGCCGCCGCTGCCGCCCTGGCCGCCGCCGACGAGCATCACCTCGATACGCCGACAGCCAACTGGGGTCGTGTAGGTCCCGGTGCCGGAGAGAAAAACCTGTTGCGTTGGCAGTTGGCCGGCGCCGCTGGTCGGAGCGAAGCCGCCCTGATCGGTATATTCCAGGTAATCTCCCGCCTGCAGCGTGCGCTTATGTAGCTGCGCGACGATGGTTCCGTCGCTGTGCTGCACGGTGACGGTGCAGGGATTGGTGGCGTCGGCGTTACGGACATGGAGCGTCTTGATATTGCGCTGCACTCCCGCGGCGGGCGAGCCGGCGACGGAGGTGGTGGCGGCGGCGGCGATGTTGGTATTGGTGCGTCCCGGGGTGATCGTGCCGGTGCCGGTGTTGGTATCCACCCAGCTGGCATGCACGTGGACGACGGCGGTGCTGCTGGTGACGAGTTGCAGCTGATCGTTGACTGAGGTCAGAAGCAGCATTTAGCCCATCCCGTTATTGTATCCCCAAGAGCGGCGGGAGGAAGCCGACTTCATCGATGTACTGCAGGGTAGCGCCGACCGGCAGGCTGACGCTTTGCAAGGATACTGACGTGGTGCCATCGGTATGGGTCAAGGTGATCTGGTTGGAGGCGGTGCCGCGGTTACGGACGTGCAGCGTCTTGACGTTACGCTGAGAGCCGGCGGCGGGACTTGGGACGACGGTGGTGGTGCTTGCCGTGGTGATGGTCGCCGTATTGGTCCTTCCCGGGCCAACGGCGCCGGCGACGTTATCCATCCATGAGGCGTGGACGTCGATGAGCCCGGCGCTGCCGACGCCGATTTGCAACAGATCGCTGGCGGAGGCAAGAATCAGCATCCGCTGAGCTTATATGCTCAAGCAAACGCTGGGTAGAGCGGTTTGGGCTGAGATTTGTACTTGTCGTCGTCGATATGATCGAGTTCGTCCTCGTCCGGCAACGTAGCCAGCCCCAACGCGCGCAGGTGCGCGAGCGCCTGGGACATGCTATCGGCGAGGTCGTCGTGCGTGCCCTTAGGCATTTCCGCGCATTCCGTGATCACTTTATCGGCCCAGTCCTTGTAGAGATAGTCGCCGTTTCCGGTCGCTTCGGCCGGGGCATAGACGAGCCCGCACTCGAAGAGGTTTTGCTGGGCGTACATCCGCGCCACTTTATCGCCCTCCGGTGTGACGAGTTGGACCCCGAAATCTGCCCGATCCTGGGTTTTGGGGTTGTGACTCATCTTGTCGGAGATAATTCTTCCGCGGCGGCGAAGCTCTTGCGCGACTGGGTGCCCCGACGCCTTGTCCTCGATAAGCACTCTATCCACTTTGAACTTCTTACATGTCTCCTCAACCTTGCGAAGCAACTCATAAAGTTCGAGGCGTTCCGTCCAGGCCCACATCAGGATCAGTCTTCGATTTTGCCACATATCGCGGCACACCCCTAGGACGACGGCTGCGGACGGGTCGTTTTGTTTCTTCTCGGTTTGCGCCGTATCGAGACTAAGAACCGTGTAGCTCATCACCGGGAACTTGGGCCACGGGACGCCGAACTTGCCGCATTCTTCGGCTGTATAGGGTCGCCAGTGTTCGCGCTTGATAATACCGCCACCACGTGGCGCCGGACGTTGCTGGTACTGACCCGCGTAAGCCCAAGATCCCTTTTCTCGTTCGATGTTAGCGACGGCTTCAGGGGAAAATCTTTCCGGCCACGCGAGGTCGCCATCCTCAGTTCTTGGATCGCACCAGCCAAGGGGGTTATAGGGTTCCCGCCCGACTTCGAACTCCATGGGCACCATGAGATGACAATACGGCCAGCCTTGTTCGAGGATGAAGCCGGATATGTCACTCTGATGTACCCTCTGCATGATGATGACAATGGCACTATCATCAAGGTTGTTGAGCCGGTCGGTGATGGTTTCACGAAACCAGCGCACGGTATCCGTCCGAACGACATCCGACTCAGATTTGTGAACGTCGTGAGGATCGTCGATAACCACACGGTCGCCGCGTTCTCCGGTGCCGATGCCTTTGACCGACGAGGCGAACTTCGAGCCGGTTTTGCTGTTGGTGATTTTGATTTCGCCTTCTTTTTCGAGCGCGAACCTTTCACCCCATAACTCCTTGTACTTGTCGGACATGACCAGCTTGCGGAACTTGGTATTGTCGCGTTCAGTCAGACCGCTCGAATACGAGAAACTCACATAGCGCAAGTGGGGCATCGCCAGCGGTCCCCATTCCCAGGCGGGCCAGAAGACGTTGACCATCAGACTCTTCATGCTTCCGGGTGGGACATTGATCAGGAGCCGGGTGATTTTGCCGAAGGTGACGGCTTCGAGATGTTCGGCGATGGCGTCCAGCAACCAGCCTTCGACCAGTTTGGTTTCCGGTTCGAGGATGTCCCAAAAGTACCTCACGAAGGCGACGAGGCCGCCGGCGCATGCCTGCGCCTTACGCTCTTTGCGAATACGTTGTTCGGTTTCGAGCGCGTCGAGCGCGACGACGAACTGGGGCGGAATCGGTTTGGACTTTGGCTTGTTCTTTGGCTTGGCCACCGATTTGGACATGCCCGAGCGCCTCCAGCAGCTGCATTCGCACCCAGCTGCTTACTGACAGACCGCGTTTTTCTGCGCAAGAGACGATCTGATCGCGCTCGTCCGTGTTCACGCGCACCATGATGCCGATCGAACGGTTTTCCATCTTGCCATCCTATGACGAAACGAATACAAATGCAACATGCCAAACCATCACGACTGGGAACGCGCAGACCTGCACGCACAGGACAACCGACAACTGCGGCAGGAAATCATGGACCTGCGCGCTGCGCGTGATCGCCAGGCGGAGGAAATCGCGCAGATACGCGCCGACAGCGCTTTGGTCGTGTATGCGCTCGACTGTTCGCTGCAGCTGAGCGACGCATTACTGACCTTGCTCAACATGTCGGCGCCGGAGGGGCTGCCGCTGCCACCCGGGATTGCCGGCTTGAAGTTCCGGTTCGACGAGGCGATGGCGAAGATGGGGAGGGAGAAGGCCCAGCGATGACACGGCGTTACACGCAGAAACTAGCCGAGCGCCACAACACCGGCTACCAAAAAACGAGGAAACTTCCCCAGCTGGGGCTCGTATCCTGGAAGCCCTCGAAGCATTCGCACGCACGTCAGGAGAACAAGCATGGCGCCGACATTGACAAAAAGCCAAGCGGGCTACCACCTGGCGAACACGACGTATGATCGCAACCGCTATTGCAAGGACTGCAGCATGTTCCGGCACAAGGTGTTGACTAGCGGCGCCTGCACGCTGGTGAAGGGCGAAATCGAACGCGAAGGGACGTGTAAGCACTATGACCCGAAAGAACCCTGACCGCGATTGGGTGGTGACCTACGAGTATCTCTATGACGACGTGGACGAGCGACACGGCCTTCGCGTCCACGTCCAGACCACCGAACAGTTTTTCACCGGCAGCGAGGCGGAGTGCCGGCGCATTGCCGCGGCGTCGGTCGCGCCGGCGCGGCATAAAGGCAAGCGGGTGCTGGCATTTCGTCCCGTGATAGGACCGCTGGTGGCTTGGAAAAGGCACCTCGAAGAACTCGAAGAGATGTTTCGCGATGAGTGACAAGCCAGATCCCGATCCTCGACCGCTTGAAGCCGCCATCCTGCTGGAGGCCGGCAGCAAAACCATTGCCAAGCTGATGGAGGAGAAGGAGGCGCTGGAGGACAGAAAGGTCACATTGGAAGCGGCCGTGATAAGTCTGCGCCAAGACCTCGACGGCGCCATTCGCGCGCGCGACATCGCCTGTTTCAACATCGTGGAACTGAATGATCACAAGGCGCTTCTCACCGCGGCGCTCGGCGATGCCACGACCATGATCGATCACTTGCTGGGCGAGCTACGCTACCACAACGTCGTACCGCGGCCGGCGCTGATGCTGGCGCACAAGCAGTTCCAGCGCAAGATGATAAAACTTCTCAGCGAGGGCAAACGTCAATGAGTAAGGCGACTCATACCCCGGGCGTAAAACCCTTGGCCGAGCGGACCGACGATGAAGGCGAGCTAACGATCGTCATCACCGCCGACGGCGACGATATCATCATTGACTTCGGCAAGCCGATTCATTGGCTGGCCATGCCCAAGAAGCAGGCTCAGGAACTCGCGCTCAACATCCTGCGTCGGGCCGCGAACAAGTACGTCAAGCTGGAAATCCCGGATTAAGATATCCCCTTTTAGCGGTGGGTTGTGCGCGTGGTGGTGCGGGTGCGCGTCACGGTATGCGGTGGGTCTGGGTCGGGATCTTCTTCGGCGTGGGTGCCGGGATTGCCGTTGCCGTTACCAGCAGCTTGCGCTTCTGCCGCCACGAGACGTTGTTCCTGCGCGACCATCTTCTGCGCCGGACTCAAATCATGTTCGGCGAATGCGAGCGCCTCCTGATTGGTCGGCCAGGCCCCGGCGATCGGCTCGTTCACCCGCGGCATGGTGATCCAGGCGCCGGATGCCGGGCGTTGCCCGTAATAGAAGCCGATGCCGTTGCGCGCCGTGATCGTGCCGGCAGAGGGGTCAATACTCACGCAGTTGTAGAAGGGGACGTTCTGGCCGGTGGCGTCGAAGCCGGAGGCATAGGCGACGGTGCCCTGCACCGTGACCGCGCCCGGATTGGAGGCCAGCGGATAGGTCACCGTGGTCGGCCCGGTGATGGTTCCGGTGTAGCTTCCGTTGTAGCCGGCCGGCGTGACGCCGGCGACCGTGATCGGATAGATGCTCCCCGGCGGGTCGCTTACCGCGGACGCGAGTGTCACGGTGGCGACGCCACCGGCCCAGGCGATACCGGTGGTTGCTACCGAGACGGGACGACCGGCCAAAGAAGCCGTGATGACGGCCGCCATCGGCGCAGCGGCAGGCGGTGCAGCCGCGAAGTACCAAACAGGCGTCCCGGTCTGCGGGCTGGTCAGCGTGCGCGGCATGATCGACCTCCTGAGATAGGCCGGCGACCGCAGACGCAAGCCGCCGGCCGTTGTGCTCTCCGATTACGAAGACAGACGCACCGTCCGCTGAGACAAGCGTCATGGCTTCACGACTCAGATGCTAGCATCCCACCGCCCCATCTTCCAGGCTCCTTGCTTTTCATACCCATTCCGAATCGCGGTTATGCCCGTTGCCGTAAAGCAACAGCGCTCGCTTCGCGATGAGCCCCACCAGTCGCTGCCGCTGCCAGCGCAAGCCGGCCGGCTCTGTCTTGGGCGCATAGACGTGCGCGCCACGCTTGGCACCGAACCTCATGTCCCGCACCTCCGCCGCCTTCCTCGCCCGCTCCGACGCGCGCTCCTTCTCCCGAATCCGAAACTCCGCCGCCCAGTCCTTGTGCCACAACACGGCATAACACTTCGGACAAATCCGGTACTCCCCATCCCCCGCGGCCATCACCGGAACCCGGCAATCGCTGCACATCCCACCGCTCAAGGTCGGCGCCGGCTGCATGTAGCGCCGATATCCGCCTGGCATCATCGCCTCCTGTGGCCTATCCTTCTTCGGCATGAGCGATGCTCACCCCCCTTTCAACTTCCGCCGCGAACGCATCGAAAAACTGCTGCACGAACTGCGCTACGAAGTCGAGCGCGGCATGCTCGAACGCGATATCGACGAAACCCTCACCTTCCGCTTCTACGTCCCAGTCTCCCGCCGCATCCCAGGCGGCGTCGTCCGCTGCGAATTCTCCAGCCGCCCCGTCCACCACCTCGACGTCTTCGCACACGACCTCGAACCGCGATTGCGCCTGGTCAAATCTGTGGACTAATTCCACCGAGAACAAACCGGTTAATTAGTCCTTCACGGAACGTCCCATGAAAGCCTACTGCCCACTGTGCAAAACCGAGGGCCACTGGGGAAGCAATTGCCCGAAACTCAAATCTCTTTCCCATGGCGCCCCCCGGGCTTGCGCCCACGACCTCGTAGCGCCCGAGCACGTCCCTCGTCGGCGCCGGCCGCTCGTTCCAACTCCCGCGGCGGAAGCGATCCAGGCTCATAAGGCCATCCACGTGCCTCTCGCCGCTTCATCAGCCGCAGCGCCGCACGCCGCTGCACCGCATCCTCCTCCGACGGCCACCGATCCCACTTCAACACAACCCTCACCGCCCTCCCACAATGCGGACATGCACACAGCATCTCATCCTCCCGTTACCAAAATGCCCGTTACCAAAAATCAGACGTTACCGAAATGCGTTACCGAAAATCAACCTATTTCGGTAACACCCGTTACCAGAAAGCGCGGCCGCCCCAAATCCGGTAACGCCCTCACCCCCGCACAAAAACAAGCCGCATACCGCGCCCGCAAATCCCAAAAAGGAGGTACACCAAAATGACCACACCCCCCTCTCCCCACACCGACCCAACCTCCCTCGACGCCTACCCCATGAAAACTCTCGCCGAAGCCAAATCCTCACTCGAAACCCTCATCTCACGCCACACAAACTCCGAACTCGGCGTCGCTGACTACCGATCACTCCGTAACGCTATCCAATCCCGCATCGCAGAACTCACAAAACCATAGTTCCACGTGAAACATCGCCCTAACCCCAACCCGGAATAAAAAAAACCGCGGCATTCGGGGGAGGGGCCTGGTGATTTTTTCGGTTTCGCTGCCGCCCCCCTCCCCCCCCCTGCGCGTGGGCGTGGGGGCGCGCTGCCTGCACGCTGCGCCTGCGCCGCGATCGCGTCGGCGCCGGGCGTTCGCGAATCGCGAACTGTCGAAGGAATGGCTACTTGTTCGCCAGTCTGGTCTAATCATTCCAATGGCTTAGCAGGATCAGGGTCGGACTCAGGCGCTTCGACGCTAGATGTAGTGGGTGTGACGTCGATCACACCGCGCTCGCGCTCCTCGATCATCGCCTTGATGGTAGCGATCGCGTCTTCGATCTGCTGGTCCGTCATCTCTTTGACGCTGCCGCTGTGCTCGACTTGTAGCTCCCGAGGCACCAGCAACACCAGCATTTTGAGGAATATCGCCGGTTGATCCTTCATCACCTTGTCGATGGCGCGTTGCCCGCCTTTGGCGAACGCCTTGCGCATGCCCTCGATCGTGAGGGAGTTCAGATGGCGCCGTGCGCGATCGACTCCACCGGTAGGATTGCCAGAGTACCCGGGCAGCAGACGGCCCTTTGCGTCGCGGCGCCTTGCGGTGAAATCCTTGGGCCTTAGCGCCAACTGCCTTTGGCGTCGATTGATTGGCTTGGGTTGTGGCTGTGGAGTTGAGGCGTCATCCATGGGTGGAGGCTAGACGTCGGGTGGCGGCTTGTCACCAGTGCCGGCGAGACAATCGCACCAGGGCAGGTCGCGCGGTGCTGGGCCGGTGCAGTCGAAGACGGTCATGACCGGTTCGCCGGCTGAGCGTGCCGCGGCGACCGTGGGGCAGTCGGGGCGATGGAGCACCAGGGCTGAGCCCTGGGGGTCAAGTGTGAGCGAGTAGGTTCCGGGCCCGGGCTTCATCGTGGCACCAATGGGCGGCGGCGCGCCGGGCGATAGAGGCGGCTGGACTCGGCGACCTCGCGCAGCAGACCGAGGATGCAGGACCAGCAGGCGCAGCCGAGCGGGTGCGGCGCGTCCGACTCGTCGCGCCATTGCGCCATCAGCAGGTCGCGGTCACCTTGCCATTGTGTCAGCGTCACCATGCGGGACCTCGTGGGCATAGCTCGCCCCTCGCTTGGGGAGGGAGGGAGCTTGCTTGCTGTGGAAGCAAGCGACCGACCAACCCAAGAAGCCTAGACCGTATCGCCGCGCCTGCCTCAGTTCGGGGGCCGCCGGTTGTTTCCGGCGATCAGCGGGAGAGGCCAGACCCGCCGGGTGTTAATCCCGCACCATGGGCGCGACTATCTCTGACCGATGGCTCAGCAGTCAGAGGGGGCGAGGTGTCCGCTGTGCTTCCCCAGCGGGTGGAGTCCCCCGGCCGCCTTCCCCACACCATCGGCTGTGGGCAAAGCCGTTGCGCGTCACCAGGGATTGCGGTATATGGTGAGGAGTTCCGCACCAGGAATGACCGCACTAGGGCCGCTCATACAGGACACGCAAGTCCTTGAGCGGCCTTCCCTTTGGGCACTCTGTCGCGCCGAGCGCGGGCACCCGCGACTCGCATCGCATCTGAGTCGCGCTCGACGCGCAAGCGCTAATCCGCGCGCGCGCCGATTATTCGCGTTATCCACAGCAATCCACAGCAGCATTGCTGACCTAACCGCGCACCAGGGCGCGCGAGCCCGATGGGTGTCGGCGCCGAGACGCGCCAGGGCGCAATCGGCCCGCGCTGTGCGCAATCATGCCACCTTGCGAACCATGGCGGCGGCTTAACTGCCACCGTGGCGCATTGCGCTATGCCACAGTGCGAATATGTGTTGACACGAACCGTTGCGAAGCGTACACACGGGCGCCCCTTTGAGGGTTTCAACCAGGAGTCTAACCCATGAACACGTGGAGAAAGAACGGCGATAGCTGGGCCGTTCAATGCGACACCGAGCAAGCACCGGGCGCCGTGGTGACCGTGGTGACCCGCGCCGGCAAGGCAAAGACCGTCACGCTAGGCGAGCGACAGAATTTGCTCGGCTTCGTGTATGCCGTGGCCGATACCCGCCCCCAGGCGCAGGCAGTCGGCGACCTCGCAGGCGTCTTCGCCCTCTTCGACCGGGCCGCGACCTATATGCAGCGCCCGGCTGTCGTGATCGGCGTAGGCAAGCCCGGCTTCGACCCCAAGACCGGCAAGCCTGCCGAGGTGCTGGACTTCACCGTGCGGCTCAACATCGCTGGCGAGCGCGCCAAGGTCCCGGGCAGCATCACGGTCCTGGACGGCGAGCGCACCGAGGAAGGGCGCGACTGGTTTGGGCGTATCCTCCGGGATGGCAGCTATCAACCCTCCAATGCCACCAATGGCCGCACCGAGGCAATCACCGCCGCGTTGCGCCGCTTTGCGGCCGACCCCGCGACCGGCGCCAAGGAGTCGGCGCGCCTCACCGGGCGTTGCTGCTTTTGCAACACCGCATTGAAGGACGAGCGCTCGACCGCGGTGGGATACGGCGAGACCTGCGCCGCACACTTTGGCTTGCCGTGGGGCGAGCGGCCGGCCGAGAGGCTGTGACATGAAAACCCGCATCATCATCGATTGCAATGCTACCTGCTGGCTTGCGCACTTCGCCGAGGGCAACCCGTGGCACATGCCGGCAAACTGCTGGCTGCCGCTGCCTTGCGTGGCCGAGCACGCGACCGGCGCCATGGTCCGCGATCACCTGCACCGCCATTTCCCCGGCGCCAATGTCGTGGGGGTGTGGTCATGACGCGCATCGAGTTTTGGCTAGCGTGGTCGCTCGTGTGGTGGGTGATCGCGCTCGCACTCGCATATGGAGTCGCCTGAAAGGAGGTGAGGCCGCGCACCAGGGCGCAACCCCGCGCCCTGCGGTCCGCCGGTTCGCCCGGCGCTGACGAGGCCACGAGGCCGAAACCGCAAACACAAGGAGTCTAACGTGACGACACCGACCAAGAGCCAAACCCAAGCCGCCGACATTGCCGCGCTATTGCGCGCGCGCAATGCGGTGCTTTGGGTGAACTCCGCCGAAGAGGTGCGAGTCGAGCTTTACCTTGCGCAAGCCTGCGCGAGCGCCGGCTACAATCCCGTGTTCTGGGACTGCGCCGCCGGCATCACGGATCTGACCGGTAAGCTAATCGCCGGGCAGGAAACCCAAGACGCCACCGAAGCGCTCAAATATATCCGCAACCGCGCACGCCAGGGCGCCGACCGCATCGTCTACATCATGCGCGATCTGCACAAGTGGCTAGACGGCGCAATCGGAATCCAGACCCTGCGCCAGCTGCGCAACCTCGCGCGCGAGCTTCCCCCGCTCGCCGCCTCCATCATCGTGCTGGCACCGTCCGGGAACATTCCCCCCGAGCTTGCCGGCGGCGATGCCGTGGTGATCGAGTGGCCGCTCCCCGACCGCACCGAAATCGGCGCCATCCTCGACACCGCCATGAAGAACGGCGGCGCCAAGGTGGAACCGCTGAACGGCCAACGCGATGCAGCCATTGACGCGGCTGTGGGCTTGTCGGGCCTGGAGGCGGAGGCGTGCTTTGCCAAGAGCCTCGTGCAGTCGCGCCGCATCGACCCGGCGGTGATCGCGGCCGAGAAGAAGCGAGTCATTGCCCGCGCCGGGGTGCTGCAATGGATGGAGCCTCTACCGGGCGGCTTCGATTCAGTCGGCGGCTTGGATGTGGTGCAGGCATGGATTGCGGCCCGCGTCATCGCCAACAGCCCCCGGGCCCGCGCCTACGGCTTGCGGCCGCTGCGCGGCATTTTCCTTGCCGGCGTTAGCGGTTGCGGCAAGACCTACCTCGCCAAGGCGATAGCGTGGGCGCTGGGTCGCGTTCCCATGCTGCGCCTCGACCCGGGCGCGCTGAAATCCAAGTTCATGGGAGAGAGCGAGCAAAACTTTCGCAAGGCGCTCGCCACCATCGAGAGCGTGGGCCCGTGCGTCGTCCTGGTGGACGAGTTCGAGAAGGCGTTTGCCGGCAGCACCGGCCCGCAAGGCGACGCTGGTGTCAGCGCCGACCAAATGGGCGCGTTCTTGACCTGGATGCAGGAGCGCACCTCGCCGGCCTTCCTGGTGGCGACCGCAAACGATGTGACCGGCTTGCCCCCCGAGGTGTTGCGCAAAGGGAGGTGGGATGAGTTGTTCTGGGTGGACCTCCCGACCGCCCGCGAACGTGTCGAAATCCTTAACGCCACGCTGCGCACCAAAGGCCGCGAGGCAATGGACGAATACACAGCGCTCATCAAACCGACAGAAGGCTTTTCCGGCGCCGAGCTTGCCGCGCTGGTGGACGAGGCAATGTTTGCGGCGTTTGCCGACGGCGAGCGCGAGTTGACACTAAACGACCTCGCCGAGGCGGCGCGCAACGTCGTCCCGCTCTCGGAAACCGCTAAGGAGAAAATCAACGCCATGCGCGCGTGGGCAAAGGGCCGCGCCCGCCCGGCGACCACGCCCGAAGCCGAGCGCAGCGCGCAGACTGGCCGCGCGCTGGACTTGTCCTAAGCTTGCAGCCCATGCCGCGCTGTGGAGGGCGCGGCATGACCGGCAGGCTAATCGCTTGACCGCTGTGCCATCGTGGCATAGTATCAAAACGCAACAGGAGTCTGACAAATGATACTCAATACCACCATCCGCCCGGGTCTGCTGGTGCACGTGTCCACCAGCATCAAGGGCAATGTGAGCTACGACGTCACCCGCCTTGGCACCAAGCAAACCGTTGAAGGCGAAATAGAAGAATGGGACACCAAGCGCTTGACCCGCGACGTTGACGAGCAAGAACGCGCCAGCAAAGCGCGCTCCCTGGCACGCTCCAAGATTCAGTCGGTGTGCATTCCCATCGAGCCGGGCGGCTTGCTGTGCCCGCAAGACCGCGCCGACCAGCTGGCGCTTGCCGAAGCGGAAGCGCTGCGCATCGTAGAGGAGTTCAACGACTCGGCGCAGATCACCCGGCTCACGTTTCGCGTGGTCACCGGCAGCATCGCCCCCAGCGATGCCCGCGCAATCAAGATGATTAACCAGGAGTTGCGCGACCTCATGGAGTCGATGGCCGAAGGCATGGCGAGCCTGGACGTCAAGAAGATCCGCGAGGCCGCCGACCGCGCCACCCAGGTCAACAAGATGCTCCCCAGCGAAACCGGCGAGCAAGTCAAGAAAGCAATCGAGCTTGCGCGCAAGACCGCAACCGATATGCGCAAGGCCGCCGAGGTAGGCGCCGCCGAAGTTGACCAAGTTGCTATCGCGCGCATTCAGGAAGCCCGCACGGCGTTTCTGGACCTGGACGACAACCAAGGCACCATCGGCGAGGTGGAACACGCCGGCCGCTCGCTGGACCTCGCACCCGAGGCGCCGGCGCCCGTAACCGAGCCGGCCGCGCAAGGCCGCATGTTCGAGGTGTGACCGTGGACGACAAGATAGCGTTAGCTTTTTTCTTGGGCTTTGTCCTTGGCATCCTTGCCACATCGCCACTCGGAAAAGCCGCCAACGACTGGCTGACTTATGGCCGTGTGCCTTGTGACGATTCTTGCGGATAAGGAGTCTGACAATGCCATGTGATCGCACACTGAAACCTCGCCAGACTATCAGCGAGCGCGCGGCCGAGGTGCGTCAGGCGACGGAGCGGCTTGCGGCCGCTCTCGCCGCCGGGCGCGCGCGCGTCGTCATCAACAAGGCAACCGGCGCTATTGCCTTCACCGGCTGGGACGAAGCCAGCCGCGACGGCATCACCGACGCTTGCGCGTACCGCAGGATAATGGCGACCGGCAACGCCATGGCCCGCCTCGCCATCGAAAAGGCCGAGATACTTGCCGGGCGCAAGGTGGACAAGCAACAGGTCGCCTTGGGCGCCCACTCTCACGACGGGGGCGCCACATGGCACAGCCACAAGGGTTGAACCCGAAGGCACAACAGGCCGGGCGCGACTATGCAAGCGAACTTGTCGCGCTCGCCATTCAAACGGCGTTGAAGGACTTCCCGGGCGACCACGCGGCGCAGTTCGCTTTCCTGGCGAGCTTGTTCGCCGAGCTTCGCCGCATCAGCGCGCGAGGCCAGAACGAAGGATTCCGACTATGACGACAAAAACACCATACGAGAGCATCGACCTCGCCCGCATGTATCCCGACCTCCATCGCGTATGGCAAACGCACATGGCGAACCGCGCGATGATTCACGAGCTTGTGGATACGTTGCAAGTAATCGCCGACAAGATCGACCGCGCGTCAGGTTCGCCGACGTTTACCTCCGAGGAGCATGACACGCTTGTCGCGTTGCTCGCCAAGGTAAGGGGCGAGCCATGACGCGCCAGATCAACCGCGCCCTCCTGGCGACCAGCTTTCGCCGCATCGCCCACGCCGCCAGTGTGATCGCGGAGGTGCTAGGCGAGGACGAGCAACTTAACAACGCCGTGCCGGCCAACTGGCCGCTCGCGCTTTCCGCCGACGAGTTCGCCGCCGAATGCTTCGCGATGGCGGAACACTACGAGCAACCCGACCATGAGTGAGCTTAGCTACCTGCTGGCGTTGGAACGCATGCACAACGTCAGCATCTACATCCGCATGCTGGACGCAAGGAGTCTGACAATGACGAATCTTAACGACCCGGTTCTCAACTCTTTTTTCGCGAAAAAGAAGGAGGCCGCCACACGCAAACGCGAGCAAGAGAAAATCGACAAGCGAGTCGAGCGCGCCTACTACGCCACGTGCAGCGGAATCCAAATCGACATCATGGACATCGGCAAAGTGTTCGAGGCCGGCCGCGACGCACTGAGGATGACGCCCGGACTCAACGACGAACAGCTTGGCATTGCGATCCGGCGCTACGTCGAAACCATCCGCAAGAACTGATTGCAGCCCATGCTCATCGCGAGGTGGGCATGACCGGCAATCCGCCGAACCCCGTGAGAGAAGGAGTCTAACCATGGGACAATACCACAAGATCGTGAACCTCGACCGCAAGGAATATCTCAACCCGCACAAGCTAGGCTGTGGCCTGAAGCAATGGGAACAGCTTGCGAACCATCCGGGAACCGGCGCCGCGCTGCTGGTGCTGCTGGCATCTGCCTCGACCGGCGCAGGCGGAGGCGACTTTGCCGGCGGCAATGTAGTGGGCCGCTGGCGCGGCGACCGCATCGCCATGATCGGCGACTACGACGACGACGTGACGTATGACACAGGGCAGATCGCCGCTGTTAGGTCCGAGCGCATGACTGGCGCAGCAATCTACAGCGCATGCGACCCCGAGCCGGAAAACGGCGAGTCCTGGACCGACGTTAGCGACGACGTTGCTCGCGTCATCGAGGCCGAGCTTGCCGGTCGCTACACCGTGGAGCCCTGGACCATCGAATACGAGGACGGCCGCAAGGAACACCGCACCGACGGTTGGCGGCATTTCATCGACAACGAAGACCTGCCCAAGGCCAAGAAGAAGAACCCGCGCCTGATCTTCCCGACCGACGCGAGGTGATTGCAGCCCGGAGGCGTCCGCTGCGGCGCCTCCTCACGGCAATCACGCCAACAAGGAGTCTGACCGACATGACCGACCTTCAAGACCTGTTCGCCCTCGCCGCCGAACACGCCGCCTACATCTTCAAGGAGAAAGGCGAGGTTGTGGCCATGTGGCACACCGTGGACGCCAATGACCAGCACACCGTGATCGTGACGCCGTGGAAGGACTCCGACGAAAAACGCGAGCTTGTGCAGGCGTTGCGCACCATGTTCAAGGCAATCGGCGTGACGCGCTATGTTTTCATGTGCGAAGCGTGGGCGCTGGTGACGGGCGATATGGCCGAGGTGAATCGGTACATCGGCCGTGTCGGCGAACACCCCGACCGCCGCGAAATTCTCACCGTCCGGGCCGAGGACAAGGACGGCAACCAAATGGCCGGCTGGTATTATATCCTGCGCCCCGAGCACGCGCCGGCCACGCTCTCGCCGCTGCACATGAGCGAGGCCGACCACACCGAGGGGGCCCTGACGGGTATGCTCAAATGAACCCATTCGCGCGACGGCTTGCCTTGTTGGTCAGCGACTACGGCAGCACACACCCTAACGCGATCACCGCCGCGCAACTGATGACGGCCGAATGTCTCTATATGGCCGCGAAGCTTGTGGCGTTCGGTTCGACCATGCCGGTCGATTCATTCTTGCAAGGCGCACGTATCGCCTACGAGCAAGCCACAAAGGACAGAGAGAAGGCACTCGCCGAGGGTGCCGTGGACACAAGGCACTGACCATGACACCGCACGAATACGAGGCGGCGCGCAATGCGCTAGGCTGGACCCATGCCGAGCTAGCCGAGGCCATCGGCGTGGCGCCGCGCACGCCCTACCGCTACGCCAACGGCGAGGTGGATATGCCCGAGCCGGCGGCGCGCCTCTTGCGCCTGCTGGTACGGACGCGCCTCACCGGAAGCGCGAAGAAGTTTGCAACCCTCGTGAAGGAGTTACGAGCATGACCCTGTTGCACACAACGACGTTCGACTACCTCAACCCGAGCCAACGGCAAAAGGCGAGGATGCAGGTGCTTCGCCAAGCGGCCAAAGACTACGCCGCCACGCTTGAAGAGAACTTACCAGACGGGCCCGACAAGACTTACACGCTGCGCAAGCTGCGCGAGGTAGCGATGTGGGCAAATGTCGCCGTAACCAGAAACACCGACGGCGCCCCGCGCGACGAAGCCGAGCGTGTGCTGGTCGACTATCCGCCCGGCCATCCGGCCGAGGGCGACCTCGGCAGCTTTCCGACTTGAAAAAAATATTTTCGGTCGCAGAAGCCCGCTAACAACGGGCACATCTCGCAACGACCATCTCCGAAAACGTGCGACTTGTCTCGGTAACGCCTGGAGTCAAGTCGGCGAAAACGTGCGACTTGTCCTTATGTGGTGTGAGCGCGAAACGCGAATCAGCGAAAAGCGCGGACCCCTCGTGCTATGATGCTGATGTTCGGTCAGTCAGACCGGACCCTGGCTGTTTGACATGTGAATATGCGAACAGAAAACCCGGAGCGCCGTCACGCGCTCCGGGCCAGGTATCCTCAGAACCAAGTTGAAGGAGTCTCAACCATGACGGTTGAACGACGACAAGTCAAGTTAGCCAAGAACGCCGAGGCCATGGAGCGTGCGCTGTCTCGGTTGGTCCGCATAACCAATCGGATCGACCAGCTGCGCCGCGAACGCAAGCGGCTTGTCAAGCCGCGGCCATTCCAGGAGCAACCCGAGGTGGCTGTCGGGCTCAACGATGAACTGCCGGAGATGAACTTTAAGGGAACGCCGGCTGACATCGGGGCGGCGGTGCCGGCCACCGCCCCGACCCGGAAAGAAACCCGCCCGCCCCAAGAGGAGGGCGACGGACTAGACATCCCGGAATCTCTGCGCAGAAACCGTCGCCTCCAGACTCTACCCGATCCAAAGACCAAGGAGAAGAAGGCCGAGCGCCGCGTTGTGGAGAAACAAGTCCGCGACGCGGAACTCAGCGGCAAGCGGCGCCAGATGCCCAAGAGCGGCAAGGCCGCCATAGAGCATATCCTTGGCGAAGCGATTTACGGCAAGCGCGACTCACGTTAGCGTCGCGCTGTTACCCTACGTCTCAACTGGCCGCACTCTCCGGGGTGCGGTCTTTTTCTTTTATCAGCTGACGCGCCAGCTGCACGCGCTCGTCGCCGGCGATGGTTGCGGCTTCCTCCGCTGTCGGCGCCCGCAACCGCATGTCGTCGCCCTCCCAAACCATCGGGGTGCCGCAATAGAAACACAGCGAAACATCGCCGGGCTTTGGCGCCGGCCCCTTCCTGCGCTCGAAATCGAAGCCAAAAGCCCCGTCGAGGATCTTACCGCAACCGACGCAAGCGCTTTCGAGCGTGTGGACGTTGCGACCAAAATGAACCTCGCGCTTTTTCATCGGTGCCGCCTCTTTAGCCGCAGCCGCCGCACAGCCTTGTCCAACTCGCGCAGATGTTCGGCCATCTCGGTCTCGGCGATGCCCTGCGCCAGCGCCTTGGCCGTAATGACAAAGCCCAGCAATCCCTCATGGTCGGAAATCTGCAACGCGCCCTGCGCGTCGTAGACCAAACGATATTCCCTCATGCCGCTCCCCGACTTCTCCATTCCAGGTGGCCGCTCACGGTCTCGGCCAGCTTGTAGCTGCGCGCCAACGCAAACCAATGGCTGGCGACCGCCCGGTAGTGTGCCCGCTTGGCATCGTCGCAATGGCGGTTGTTGGCAATGGCGAGCGCCAGCAACGCGCGCTCGCGGCATAGGTTAGCCTGCCCAGTAAGGCGTCCAACCATGGCAACCTCCTACGAATCTCCCCGCACGGGAGTTCCATTACACGTATAGCGGAACCGCGAACGCTGCAATCAAAATCAGCGGTTGTGGAAAAGGCTAGAGACTGCGCGCCCGGTAGTATGGGTTGCGCGGGCTCTTGGCCCAGGCAATCAGGCCGGCCCTGATGTAGTTCATAACCTCTGGCCCCGGCTCCATAGGATGGTGCCGATTCCAATCAAACGGCGGCCAATGCTGAAACTTCTCCTTGAACTTGATCGCGGCCCACTTGGGATTGTAGTTCTTCGCCGTCCCGTACCAGCGCAGCTGCGCGTACCACTTGGCTTTTTCCTCGTAGCTGTATTGGAAAAACGTGGGCTCCGCCTTCTTCCTGGAATACGTGCTTTCGTACTCCACCAGCTGGCCCTCGCGCTCAACGATCTTGGACTCGATCTTGCGCTCGAACCCGCATTCCGGGCAAATCTTGAGTCCTACCGGGATGAGATAGGCGCACTTGGGGCAGGGCTTGGGCAGCGGCGCGCCGGCAGGCTTGCGCTTGTTGCTGTCCATCCTCCCGACCGAAAGATGGTCGTGGTGGATGTCCGTCACCATGCCGAGCCGGGCAGTCGTATCGGTATGATCCAGAATGAGGGCGAAGTCCTTGCCGTCCGCAGTCCGCAACGCCCTTCCCACGATCTGGACGTAGAGCATTTCCGACTTGGTGGGCCGCGCCAGGACGAGGCAGCGCACGTCGTAGTCCACGCCGACCGTCAGCGTGCCGACATTGGCCAGGACGCGCACCTCGCCGTTGTGGAACGCCCGCTTGAGTTCCGCCCGGTCAGCCAGCGACGTACTGGCGTCCTGGTAGCCGCAGGTAATGCCGGCGTCCACGAAGCGGTCGCGCAGCATCTGGGCATGGGCACAATCCACGGCGAAGAGGAAAGTCTTGTCCTTGTTGTGCCGCTGCCTCCAGGTCTCCACGATGTTCGCGACCAGCCTCTCCTCGCGCATCACCGTCGAAAGCTGGCCTTCGTGGTAATCGCCGGCAACGTCACGGATCTGGGACAAGTCCGGGTGATCGACGCCGAACACTTTGAACTTGGAGAGGTAGCCCTGGTCGATCAGGCCCTGCGTCGTTTCCATCTCGTGCAAGACTTCAAAGTACCGGCCCAGGCCGGTCGTCCATGGCGTCGCCGACAAGCCGATGAACGGGATCTTCTCCCAGCCCTCCGCGGCCCCGACAATCGGACCCGCGCCGTCCTTGTGCTCTAGCCGGCCCATCCACTGGATATGCGCGGCGTGCAGCTGGTGGCACTCGTCCACGATCACGACGCTGGCCGGCGGGTATCTGCCCTTGCTTCTGATGGTCTGGATCGACGCCACCTGCACGGGGCGACTCCAGTCGGTCATGCCATGGTTGGCCTGGATGACGCCGATGTCGCGGATGCCCTGGTGGTAGAACATCTCGACGGTCTGGTCGATCAAGTTGATGCTGGGAACGACGAAGGCGATACGGTTGTCCTTGGACAGGCAGCCATCGACGATGGCAGCCGCAAGCAACGTCTTGCCGCTGCCGGTCGGCGCCTGACACACGAGACGGCGTTTGCCTGCGCCCACGTCATCCTTGATCGCCTGGAGCGCCGCTTCCTGGTATGGGCGCAGTTCCTTCATTGCCTATACCGCTCTCCGTCCCAGAACCACAGCCCGACGCGCTCCCGTGGTGCGACGGCGCCGCGCTTGAGCGCGATCATGTGGGCATAGACCGCGCGGCAGCGCTGGTCCCACGGGTTCCGGCAATGCCAAGGACCGCCGGGATCGCCCACCATGTTGGGCGGCAAGCGCTTGTAGTGCGCCAGCCGGGAAACCGGCGGCGGCTTGTGCCTGAGCTTGTAGTCGGGATCATACATCGGGGCGCGCTTCCGAAACGGCCCGCCGCCGGAGTCTAACAACCAACGGCGGGCCCGTTTCATACCTTCGGTTCGATTGTACTCGGTTTGACATCATTATGCAACAAGAGCCTTGCGCCGCTTCTGTTCTTTCAGCAGTTGCGGCATGGAGAGAAGGTGCTCGTTGCCCAAGTAGTGAGCCGGCCGCCCGGGCTGCTGTTCTTCGATGGTTCCGAGCTTCTCGATCACATGCCCCCAGTTCCAACCGCGCAGACAGTAAAGCGGATGAAGGCCGTGATAGCAGAGGCAATAGGCGCGCTCCAACTTGAGTTGGCCAACCGGCACGACGAGGCGGCGCTTCAGTTCCTCCACACCTTTCATGTCGATGAAGCCGTCTATGTCGGGGCGGCCGCGCTCTTTGCCGAACACGTACCAATCGCACGGACTGAAATAGAGCATGCCTACGGCCTCGACCATGACGGCCTTGCGGTCACGTTCGACATCGCGATCGTAGCTCTTTGGCAGGTTGTTTCGGTGGGCGACGCCGAGATTCGAATCTGTGCGCTCTTTCCCGCGTTCCATGCACCAGTCGATACGCTTCGGGATTAGCGCGATCCATTCTCCCCATTCATCCGACTTGAAGGTCACGGGCTCAAAGGTCCAGGGCCTTGTTCTCATTCCCACGTCACCCGGTCCAAGCTGATCGGTCCGGTGTGTCCGCGCATCCATACAAACCACGCGAACGCCACCATGCTGGTGGTGCGCGGGCCGGTCCAGTTCTTGCGGTGCATCATCGGCAGCCGGTTGCGGAAAAGATGTACGCGCCGCAGCTGCTGGTCGATGATGTCGCTGCGCCCCACGCCTTCCAGGAAGTTGAAGCGCAGCAGCATTACGACATGGGGGACCAGCGTCAGGGCGTGCCGCACGAACTCGTCGGCGAGCTTGTACGGGGGATTTGTGACGATGCAGCCGCAGCCGATGGGCGCCCGGTACTCCATCAGGAAATCGACGCCAGTGTCGATGTCGGTCGCCATGACGGTGTGGCCTGCCTCGCGCAGGACGTTGACGATGGAACCCGTGCCGGCAGCCGGCTCCCAGATATGTGTCGGCAACGGCTCGACCGTGAGCAAGGCGCGCACGGCCTCCGCAGGCGTGTCGTAGGCGTCGTCAGTCCGCTCTTTGAGAGTCGCGCGCCCGGGATTACCGGTTTTTCCGAGGCTGCGCATTTTCCAACTTCTTCAGCACCATTTCGATACCGCGCGCAACGATATCGGTCTGTGTGGGAGGAGGCGGCCAGCGGCGGCGCTTGCGCGCCGTTGCCCGCTTCATGCGCTTAACAAGTCGGCGATCAAGCCGGTAGGAGACCGCAATGGTGGGCTCTTGATTGACGCTCATACTTGCAATGTATAGCATGGCGGAATGGCTGGCAATCACCGATTTGACGATGGCCGACTTGGCCACAACCGGCGTGATCGGCTTTCCGACAGAACCCGCCTTGCTTCCGCGCTGCTGGCACTCGGCGACATACCGTATCGCGATGCCAAGCAGATGACGCCGGCGCAGATCATCAGCCTCTATCATTTCGACCACAACATCTACCACGAGAGCGGACACCCGGACCGTAATGTGTTCTGGAACCTGACCCCGCGGCTCATCAAGCAGCACCGCGACAAAACCCGGCTCGACGTCAAGGTGATCGCCAAGGGACGCCGCATCCGGCGCAAGCTCGCCGAACACCAGCGCACACCAGCGGACAAGAGCGGACAACAAGGGACAATAGCGGACAATCCGGTACAGCTAATGGCCGACGCGATCAGCGCCGGCCTGCGCCAGGGCGCCCGCGACGCCTACGGCCGGCTGAGCCATCCGCTTGACTTGTATAGCGAACGCTATAAAGATATCGACTGGAACCAGAAACCGAAGCGCAAGATTCGCTCGCGCGGGTTCGACAAGACCCGCACCCGGGGGTTCGACGGCAAGGTTAGAAGGAGGAAATGAATGCGCGTCAGTAACAGGAAGGTACAGATGGTTTCGTTCGAGGCCCCCGTCACACAGGGGGACATCGACGAAGGCGAATGCCGGCTCGCCAACAAGTGCATGATTCGCGTCGCCATCGAGCGACGGCTGCGCCAGCTGGAGCCAAGCCAGCCCAATCATCATACTCGGGTCGATGGCGGCGATATCCGCTTCAACTACAAAGGCCATCGTCATCGCGCCCACATCGACCGCGTTTCCAAGGCCAATCTCATCAAGTTCGATAGCGAGGACAAGGCCAAGCGGCGGGCCAAGCGGCGTGGCGAAACTTTCACGTCAGCGGTCAAGCCGTTCGTGTGCAGGGTGCGCGATGCTATCAAGGGCCCAAAGCTGATCCCCAATACGAGACGGCGCCGTGAACAGATCAACGCCGCTCGCCGCAGGCGTATCGCGGCAGGAGAGAAGCCAAGGAAGTACACACTGCACAAGCGAGTAATGGGGCTTGCCTGAGCGGAGGACGGGTGAGAGAAGCCGCCTACACGAGAAGCTTCGAGCGCGCGCTATACAAGCAGCGCGCCAACGACTTCCTTGCGCGACCTCTTAGCTTGGACGACCGCGAGTTCATCCGCCGTATATGTGACACCGGGCGCCTGGAATGCGGGGCGCTGTCCCAGCTAACCCGCAGCTGGGACGGCAACAAGGGGGTGCTGGACGAGGAACGCAGCTATTGGGAGACCCACTGGGAGGAAGAACCCGGAGTCAGCCGCAAGATAGGCGAGCCGAGGCCGCCGCGCCCCAGCCATCGCCGGCCGCTCACCCCAGAGGAGAAAATCTCCCTCAGCAGAGCCAGGGCCGAGGCGTACCGCGAGTGGAAGGCCGAGCAAGACCGATTGCGGGAGGAGCGCGAACGACGCCTCAACGAAGCCCTCCTGGCCGACCTCGAATGGGAGGCTGCAGACGAACAGGTCAGAGCGAAGCTCGCGGCACAGGTCGGGCTCAAGGCGGGTGTCGACGAGGACGAAGAACCGACCAAGCCCCCCAGGCGCGACCACCGCAAGCCAGCGCCGCCCGGAGCGCTGGTCATCCACGTCGACAGTCGCAACCATTACATCCCGGAGTGGAAATACCTCGAATCCGCGGAAGGCATTGCCGAGTACAACGCCAAATGGCGCCAACACCTCGACCAGCTGGACGAGCGCCTTGAGGCAGCAAGGTGGGTCATAGCCCAGCGGCTGGATGCTGCCAGGATCGAGAAAGACAGAGAAGCCGCAGGACAGTTCAAGCGCGAACAGGCAGCTGCGGAACGCGCCCAGCAGCGTTACCGGCAAGAGAGGGAGTTGCGGCGCAGCCAGCAGCTTGACTATCAGATCAGGTTCAATGTGAAGCAGCAAATCCTCAAAGTCATTCGCGGCAGCCCGCACGAGTTCACCCTCAAAGACCTCATGTGGCACACCGGCTGCACGAACCGCGAACTGTTGGCGAGTTGCGCCAATGAGCTAGCGCGCGAGGGCGAAATCGGAAGGAACGACCCGTGAGCTTCCTGAAGGGGCAGGCCAGCAACCGTCGCTGCGCTTGCGGCGCCCTGCTGGCATCTGACGACGGCGAGCGCTGCGCAGACTGTCGCCCGCGTCTCGGTGTGAAGGCCCAAGTCTTCCAGGACCTGCGCGCGACAGTCCGTGAACAGACTCGGCTGCTGGAGTTAGCGACGATGGAACTTGAAACCGTGCTGGCCCAGTTCGGCAGGGTGCTCGACCTGGGACACCACCGCGGAGGACACAGAGGAGCCCGCCATGGAGCTAGACGACCTGCTACGGGAGACGAGCCAACTACGCGCGCGGATCTACAAGGTGTGGAAGGCTTTCGAGGAGAAGAAGATTAGCATCGGCGAAGCCAAGGTGCATATCTCTTTCACCCGCACGATATTGGAGAACCGGCGCGTGGAAATCGCTGCACTATACCTGACGCAGCAAGTACAGATCCCGCCGCCGATGGGCCGCCCGCGCGGCCTGCCACACACTAAGGTCAGCTGATGGTCGAGTCCTTCTTCGACAACAGGTTGGAGCCGGCACCGCCGGACCCGTGGGCCTATTGGCAATCGCGGCTTGAAGGGATTCCGCTACCGATGCACCCGGACGATCCTCAGGCCGGGTTTTACCGCATTCCGAGGAAAGAACATTACGGCGCACGGCGCACGTTCACGCCAGTCGCTTATTGGCCTGGGGAGAACGGCCAACTGAACTGTCGCGTCGGCGATACAGATGTGCCGCCCATGACGGCGATGGAAATCTGGACGCGCGTGGGCAATCATCCTGTCACCGAGGAAGCCTACAGAGCGGTCGCGGAACGAGGCGAGCCCTGGCCGGACGAGCACGAGCTTGTCCCCATGGGGCACAACCTTCCGCCGGAAAACCTGCACTCTTTCGAGGGGTTGACCGATGCAGTCGAGAACCTTGCGCGCGAGGCGCTTGTTCGCCTCGATGGGCCGCCTATTGAGGACCAGGATGAGGCCGACAGACTTGCAAACCTTGCGGACAGGTTGGCGGAACTTTGGAAAAAGGCTGAAGAACTACGAAAGGCAGAACGACGCGAGCATGACGAGGCGCTAAAAGCGATTCAGCAGAAGTGGCTGCCGCTTCTGACGAAGGCCGAGAGCTACAAGAACCTGAAGTTCAGACTCCTGACGCCCTGGCTGAAGAAGCTGGAAACTGCCCAGCAGCAAGAAGCCGAGGCGGCAGCAGCGGCGGGCGCTCCACCCGCAGCGGAGGCCCGCCGCCCCCGTGCCGGTACACGCGGGCGGGCGATGAGTCTCAAGTCGCAGAAGCGTGCCGAGATTACCGACTTCGAGGCGTGTCTCGCGTTCTTCAAAGGGAGTGAAGACCTGCGCGGCACGGTACAGATGCTGGCAAACCGCGCCGTGCGCGCCGGCATTACGGTCCCAGGAACCCAGGTTATCGAGGAGCAACAGGCAGTATGAGCGACACACCCACTGCGCGCCGGCCCCTGGTCCCGGGCCCGCCCGCTAAGCCAACCGCCGGTCTGACGCCGGTGGTGGATAAGATGAACTCCGGCACGCCGCCGTTGGCGATCACGCCAGTCCCGGACTCGGGCACGCCGCCGGCGTTCGTCGTTGGTCCTCCACGTCCCACAGGCAAAATCGCCAAGGCCATCGCCAACGTGATGAAAGAGGTGGGGACCATCAAGAAGCGCGGCCACAACGAATACTTTCACTACGATTACGCCAGGTTCGAGGATCTGCTGTACGCGATCACCCCGCTGATGGGCAAAGAAGGACTGGCTCTCACACAGAGTGAAACCAAGGTCGAAACGGTCGAAGGCAACCGACTCTCGATTCTGTACGAGTTTGTCATGTACCACGAGTCGGGCGAGAGCCTGCCGTCGCAGATGCACCGCGGTATGTGCACCTCGCGCTCGCGCAAAGGCGACTTTGACGACAAGGCCGTCGCCAAGTGTCACACCGGCGCCAAGAAGCAGTTCCTGCTGGGCCAGTTCAACGTGCCGGCCGGCGATTTCGAGGACCCCGACGAGGATGCCGAATACGCGCAGAAGCCGGTGCCCGGACCCGTGAACGCAACTGCTGCGCTTGCTGCCGGCGCGACAGTGACGTCATACGGCGGCGGTGGGGGCGGCGGCGGTCCTGCGCGAGGCGCGATTTCTGGCGCGGCCGAATCGGTCTCACAACAAGCCACCCCCTCCGGGCCCCACAAGCTCGTTTCGCCCCCAGGTACGACCGCCGACCAATGGGCCGAGGCGTATATCCGCGCTGTCGGCACAGCTAAATCCACGGAGGAGGTCACCGAGTGGGACAAGCTCAACGACGAGTTCCTGCAACGGCTTTCCGACCGATACTCCGCCGTCTACGAGCGGATTGCGACCGCCGTCGACCGCCGGCTCGCCGATATCGGGACGCCGCTGCCTGATCCCAAGAAGAACCCGCAGGAAGCGATGAACTGGATTGCCAACCAGCTGCAGCAAATGAAAAGCCAAGAGGCGGCGGAGGCATTTTGGAACACCATCGTGGCGCCGCGCGAGAAGGACTTCGAGCAACTCGACTGGGAGATGCTGATGCAAGAGTGGGGGCGCACTGAGGCGCGGCTGGGCGCCCCACCGCAGGATACGGCATGAAAGTCCCGAAGCAGCTGGAACAATATCGCCTCCGCGTTGGCGACTACGCCACCGCGTTTGGGGAGCCTTATGGCGCGTTTGATCGCGTGCCTGGTCCTTGCGGCGAAAGCCTCACCATTATGATGATCGACGGCATTGACACCGGCTGGGAGCACGTAAGCGTGTCGACGCGCAGGCGCATTCCCAACTGGACCGAGATGAGCTTCGTCAAAAAACTGTTTTGGGACCCAGAAGAGTGCGTCGTACAGTTTCATCCGCCCCAATCCGAATACGTCAACACCTATTCCAAGGTGCTGCACCTCTGGCGCTGGCGCAAGGGCACATTCCCGCAGCCGCCCGCTGATTTGGTCGGCGTGAAGGGGCTCACGCTGGCATGACCGTCAACACCACGCTGACCAAGCGTCCCGCATTGCACAAGGGGGAAGTGGGATTCTTCCCGGACAACCCCATGGCGCAGGACGATATCGCGCACATCACAATGCACTCGGAGACGATGCACCGTATCACCTCAGAGAAAAACCTGGAGGCGCTCAAGTTCCTCTGGGCCCTTGTCCACAAGTGTGCCGACAACACCGATTATTTTTTGGACAAGGACGACGCCATGCGTGCGCTCAAAATCCGGGTGGGTTACAGTAAGCCTGTGTACGATCCGCATACGCGGACAATGGAAGTCCGGCCCAAGAGCCTGAAGAAGATCGGCGACGAGGGGCTACGCCTACTAACGGACCGGATGATGGACGTCATCTGCGCGGAAGTTCTACCGGGTATGAAGGCCAACGACTTGCGGAGGGAAATCGAAGAGATGATTCACGGCAAGCCGGAGGCGACCTTCCATGACGTTGGGTGAGGTCGTGCTTCTCGTCTCGGGTTTCTCGCTTGGCTTCGTGCTCGCAACAATCATTTGGCTGTGGACGTTCGCCGTCCAGCAAAAAAAGATGCTCAACCATCAGATCCGCATGCAGCAGAACTACGGTCGCAACGTCTCGGAGGAATAGGATGGGCAACAAGAAACGATTATCCCCTTCTAGATAGGAGTGTTGTGAATGAAGAAGCTACTTCTAGCTACGGCTGCGCTGTTTGCAATCACGCTACCAGCGCAGGCTGACGTTATCGTCGACAACCACCTTAGCGGTACGGGTGATAACGTCATCTTCGATTCTGCGATTCCGGGTAGTCTCGTCATCGGCAGTTTCAACGGGCAGAATCAAGGGCTCGTCGACTTCACCTGCCTAGGCGGCTGCGCCAACTACACCGGAGCGCAGAACGGTAACGACATTAAGATCACAGCGACTGGCCTGACCAATATGCAGGTCCAGGTCTTCGACACGACTGGTCTTAATGTGCTGCCCACGGCGACCGATGTCTTCTCGATCACAGGCACCGGACACGTGTTCGTGGGCGCGACAGCGAATGAACCGGGTGGTGGCACCCAGCTAATCAACTTCGACTTGTTCTCGCTGTTTGGGCCGCTTGGCCCCGGACAGAACGGGTTCACGTTGACGGCCATCAACGGTGAAACCATCAATAAGTTCACGCTCCTCGATGTCGGCGGCGCAATCACCGACTTCGAGCACTACCGAATCGACGTAGCGGCGCCGGTTCCCGGCCCGATCGTTGGTGCTGGCCTTCCCGGCTTGGCCATGGCCTTGCTCGGGATGGTCGGACTTAATCGCTTCCGGCGTAAGCGTCGCGTCGTAGCGTAAGTGGTATTGCGAGCGGCATTCACCTGACACCGCTCGCAACAAGGGCCGCCGGGGGAGTCGTGTATTCCCGCTCCCGGCGGCTCATTTCTCATCACAGGAGGACACCATGGCGGAGCCTGATCCCCAAGCAAAGGACAGTGCGCTCAGTGCAATGCTCAAAGCACAAGGCAGGCCAGACAAATCACCGATGCCGGGCCCATCGAGCAATGGCAAGCAGGCCGCGGCCGCGGCGCTGAGCCTGATCGATCGCATCAACGAGATGGCCAACCGCGACCAGGAGGACTGGCGCTATCTCATCGACACGCTGCGCAAGTTCGTGGCGCAGCGCCGCGCCGACCTGGACTATTTGGAAAGACTGCTAGGCACCAACAAATGAGGCGCCAGCGCGACTGGCCCCTCTACGCCATGGTATTGGACATGCACTTGGAGGGGCAATCCTACCATGCGATCAGCGCGCAGCTTGGATTATCTAGACAGCGCGTGCAGCAGGTGGTCAGGCTGGCGAAGCACACTCTCGCCTGGCGCATCTTTCATGGGCTGCCAAAGTATCTCTACATGTGGGACCGGGAGAGAGGCTGCTATGTCACCGAGACTTAGGCGGATGTGGTGGGATGTTGTCACGGTATTCGCGCTGATCGGCGCGGCTTATGGTGCCTGGGAACTGATCGAAATCAGAGGTTGGGGCTGGGGCTTCCCCACCGCGCTGCTGTCCGCGATCCTCGGGCTGTTGGCGGTGGAGATGTTGTACCCGCTGTGGTTCGGCCGCTCTTGAACGTCCCCGCCCCGCCACCGTGGGTGTTCTGGGCAATCGTGGTCCTCACGCTGATGGTCTTGGCGCTCTGGTTGCCCAGTTAACGCTCCCGCTTCTCGATACGCTCGCGCGCCACAACGTAACCCTGTCGCGCCTTGCTCAATCCTCTGTCGATACCCGATGGATCGTGCAGCCGGTCTGTGATCCATGTGCGGAAAAGGTGTTGGGCCTGCTGCACGTAAGCATCGTCCAGCGCACGAATATCCAGCGCCAACACGTCTGCGCGAAATCTCTCCGGTACTTGGTAGCTCTCTTCCCCGTGCGCGTACTCGCCGCTGTCGCGCAGGAACATCATCGCCAGCAGGATGACGATGACGATGAACAGCAACAGCAGCGCACGCTGCCACCAGGTGAGTTGTTCGAGCGGAGGAATCATGCCCCAGTATAGCCGAGTCGTGGTTGGGAGCCGCCAAAGGTTAGTGGAGGGCGATTGGCGGCTCCCGCATCCGGGCCTTGCAGGGGGGCTGATGGGGCTCGGATGATCGATTGCGGGGGCGCGCCAGCCTAGGAGACGGCGCGCCCCTTCTACCTTCCTGCTTACCTAGGATTGCGGGAAGAAGTTGCTAGCCTTCTCGCCGTCCTAGTACGCGACGCCGCTTAGCTTTTGGAGGGCGTTGGAACGCCCGGATGCTCCTGTGATGGTACGATCGCCACTCCCCAGCCGGTGGCCGGCGACCAATAAGTCTTTGCGTCCCAGTTCTCCAGCACCTCTGGCTTCTCGTCTGAGCCGGGCGGCGGCAGAACGATCGGGTGCGCTGGCACCCCAGGAGCGGCCGGCGGAATGTAGATCGGATGCTCCGGTTTCAGACCGGGAATGGTTCCCGGCGGCAAGTAGATCGGCGGCGTTGGCATCGGCACATTGCCGCCGCCCCAAATGCCGAGAGGTGGCTGGGGAGGATAGTGGATTGGCGGCGTCGGCCACGGCATCCCGCCCCAGATCCCGGGAGGCGGACCACCGGGCGCGATGGGATGTGCCGGATGTCCCGGCGACGGCCAGATGCTGGGCGGATAGTAGATCGGAGGACTAACGACACCGGCCGGTGGCCAGATCCCCGGTGGCTGTGCAGGCGGTAGATGGATCGGTGGTGTCGGCCATGGGCCGGGCGGTCCCCAGATGCCCGGAGGCGCTCCGCCACCTCCTGCAGGGGGCAACGGATAGCCAACGCTCAACGACGGGTCGTAAAGTTCACCGATAATAACGACAGGACGTCCTGCCATGTTCAGTCTCCTAGGCTTGATGCCGGCGATCCCGGCCGGCGCGGGTCAAGGTGAGTTGATCGGATATCCGACTTCGACTTCATCGTCTGTGCTGAGCCCCAGCGCCTCTGCCAGGGCCGGCGAGAGGTCCGCCGCCCTCCCGGTCTCTTGCTCGTGCGGGCCCCAGTCGGCGGGGAACGCCGCGAACGCCACGCCCGTCCGCGGGTTACGCACGGCCGCCTTGAGGCATTGGTTGCGCAGCATGTCCTTGGGTGTGACGTCGTAGTCCCACCGGCAGGCCACGTAAAAGACGTTCGTGTCCAGGCGGCGTGCCATGCCGGTCGTGCCCTCCGGCTGGTCCGGGAGCATAAGGTGCGGGCACTCTTCTGGTTCGTAGAAGAACGCCAAGCCTTCTGAGGAACTTACCCCAGAATCGGCCGGGCCCCCGAATGTGCTCATCGTGCCGCGCGCATAGAACAGATAGTCGGGCTTGGGCGGCAGGTCCTCGGGCCATTCAGGCCGCTCGGGCCGCCCCGGCATTTCGATATCGCGGTCGGCGAGCACTTGCGCGATGGCGCGACAGATAACATCGCCCCGCGCGGTAACCTTCTGACAATCGCTGGTGTTATCGCAAAATGCCAACTCGATTAGGCAGCTGACCTCATCGCAACCATTGAGCCAGGCCAGGTCATTGCGTTCCTTGGGCCCCCTGTTGGTGAAGCCGCCGGCGTCACAGATAGCATCGACCAACTGCTGCGCCAGCACGCTGCCGTCCTCTGACGTCCACAGCACCTCGCAGCCGTGCGCGTTGCCGTCGTAAGCGTTCATGTGAACGCTGATGTCGTAATCGCGCTCGGTCTTGTTGTGCTGTGCGACAAGCCAGTCGAGGTTCGCGCTTTGTGAGTGGCTCACGTTGTCGTGGATGACGTGGGTGGTAACGCCAGCGGCCTGCAGATACTGGGCAATCCGATCGACCACCCATCTTGCCGTATCAACTTCATCCAGCTGCGGGGGAACCGGGTCGCCGCTGGCGCCCCTGACATAGAGTCCGTGGCCGGAACTTATGGCAATCGCTGTCATAGTCGTGCCGTCCGAATCGGTGTTGGATGATACGCGCGGGTGCCGGCACATAGGTGACAGTCATGTGACGGCACCCTTCGTGTGCGGTAGCGTAATCGTAGGAGTAGGAGAGTCCGAACTTTGAGATGTCGCTCCGCGTTCCAAGGTCACCGGCTGGCGCGGCCGGCGCGCGGTCCTCCGTGGCTTAGAATGTGGGAGCCCGCTTTTCGACGGCAGCCCGACCGCGTTCTAGCACGCGGCGTGCACGTAGCATATTGGCCAGCTGCTGTTCGTCGATCTTTTTGAAACGCTGGTCCTTCTGCGCGTCCGTAAGGTTCGGGTTAGCAGCAATGGCATCGCGCTGTTTATAGAGGGCGTTGTTGGCCTTCTGTGCGGCCTTGAACGCCGGCGCCGCTCGCATCTCCGGCCCCGGCGTCTTGCGTTGCGCCGCCGCCTCGACCTCCAGACGTTGCTCCCGGTAGAGCGCACGCATCGATCCCGGCGTCGGGGCTTCGCCATAAAACCTGCGCGCAAACGGGATCTTTTCTTGCTGCCACTCCTGTCCGTTGTACCAGCGCGTTCCGCTGGTCAGCATATTCATGCCAAAGCGGCCGAGACCCCCGGTCACGAAGCCCGTGAGATAGTCAAGAACCTCCGGGTGGATGTCGACGTATCCTGGCGTCTTCTTGTCGCCGCCGGTCCATTCGTTGAGCGTCCTGGCCGCCCACTTGGAAGCAGCGCTTGTACCGGGAAGGGTAAAGCCCTCCGACTTCGGCTTGAATTTGCTCCACGATTGCTCGTCGGGATAAATGGTTCGCCCGAACGCATCCTTGTTGAGAAGCAGCTGTGAGATAGGCTTGGCGATGGTCGGCACGAAATGCGACCAGCCTTCGTCCTGTCCCAGCGGATCGACGGCCTTGATGGTATCCCAGAACATGCCACTAGCCGCCTTGGCAGCGTTGCGGTGATCGAACGCGAACTGCGCCATGTGGTCGCCAATGCCGGCGAACATGCCAAAGAAGAACGGCTTCGGGATCATGACGTACTTCCCGCTGCCGCTCGGGTCCATGAAGATGAAATTCAACTCGCGCCGGTAGGCCGGGATATGAGAGTAGTTCGATTGCCCATCCTCCGCCGTGCCGCCGGCGAAGATATTGTAGGTGGCGAGCGCCGCACCGCTCGCGGTCAATGCACGCGCCGCTTTCCGCGCGCGGACAGAATTTTTCAGCGCCTGGGCACCGCGCACCGTGCCCTGCAGGCCAGCGTTGGCAAACATATAGAGGCTGGACAGCCATCGTTGCTCGCCGCGGCGATTGAAGTTGACTGTCGCCTCGCGGGCCATCATCGCAGCCTGCGGTCTTGAGAAGCCATTGTCGCGTGCCGCGTTGTAGACGGCCAGGCGCGTGGTGTTCTCGATCGTCATGTTGATTCTATCGATGCCGTTGACGACGGCGCCGGCGGCGTTCTTCAGCGTGTTGAGCGTCCCATCTTGCGCGCGGGCAAGCATTTTCTCGAAGTTGGCCTGGTGCTCCGCCGCATCCATGCCCCAGGAGAAACCAATCTTGCCGCCGTCCTCCACGAAGTCGCGGTAGCGTTGTGCCTGGAAGCTGGTGCCCCCTTCCGGCCCGGACCATGCGCCTTCCAGTGCAGGGACCAGGTGCTTGCGGAAGGAGGAGACCAGCCGCGCTTGCTGGTCGGCCGGCAGATTGATGAATGCCTCGCCGGCGTCACGGATGAAGTTGGAGATGACGAACTCGGGATTGAGCGAGGTATTCAAGCGGGCAAGCTGCCGCGTCACCCAACTTATGCCGCGCAGGACGTCGCCGACTGGCTGTTGCTCCATGTTCTTGAGCGCACGGATGAGCTTGCCGCCATACTCGCCCTTGAAATAGACGTGCCGTTCTACGCCGTTGTCCTTCCAGATGTAGATGCCCGGGTCCTGCTTCCACATCGGATGCACCATCTCCGCCACCTGCCCGGTCTTCGGATCGATATAGCGGTACATCGGCTTCTCGGTCGTGCTCCACAGGTCGGGCTCGCGATTCATGTTTACAAACTTGTCGACGGCTGCGCCCACCTTGTTCTTCTCGCCGCGTGCGATGGCACGGTTCATCTGCATCATGGCGTACTGGATCGGATTGTCCGCTCGCGACAACCGGCCGAATGCCTGCTGGCTTTCCTTGCCGCGAACGTCCGCACCACGGCCGATGCCCATGATGTCGCCGATTTCGGTGTGACGCATCGGCACGTAGTTGGGCCAGCGCGCGCGCCACGCCGCCGCCGTCTGCGCATCGAGAAGCCCGTCTCTCACCATCCCATCGAGCGTGCCGTCGATCATGTTGCGCAGGATCTTCCACGATCGGTCGAAGGCCGCCTGCCGGGGGACGGCTGCGGCCTTGATACGTTGCGCCTCGGCATCGGACATACCGGCGGGATCGGCGAGGTTGGGATTGATCCTGCGTAGCTCGCGGTTGCGTTCCTCCGCGTGCATCGCCTGGGCGTACTCGCCGAACTCGTCGTAGCCCAGGCCGTCCTTGGCCATCTGTTCCGCCAGCGGCTTGGTGTAATCTTCCTCCGCTGCTTTCTCGCGCGCGGCTCGCTTGCCGTGCGAGAGTGCCTCCACCTGGTAGGGGTTTGCCTCGTCGGGCAGCACCGCCCCCGGGTTGTCGCGCATCCATTGCTCGGCGGCGCGCCGCCAGCGCAGGAAGGCATCCTGTGTCTTCACCCGCGCCTCGGTGGGATTGCGCATCCATTCCGGGGCGCCCTTGGGAACGAGTCTACCGGCGGCGCGGAAAATCCCGCCGAAACTTGCGTAGCTCTTGGTCGCCATCGCTTCGTTGGCGGCATCCATGATCAGCGGGAAGCGCTTCGAGAACAGGTCTCCCTGGTTTACGTCGTCGCCGAACAAGCCGACGTCCATCGGTTTCTGTTCGACCTTGGGCTTGAGCGGCGCCTCGGTTCGAAGCTCTTTCAATCGCCTTTGGATGGCGGACCTTTCTCCCGACGGCTCCTCTTGCGTACCGGAAAGACGACGGTCGTAAGCTATTTGACGCAAGCGTTGCTCGAGCAACTCTCGCTCGTTTGGTCTACCGCGTGCGAACTCAAGAGTTGAGCGTTGTTCGGCACCCGGGATGACCAGCTGCGGCTTGCCTTCGGCGCCAGGCTCCTCCTTTGGAAAGAGACCTTCGGCGCCAGGCGGCATGGCCTTGCGTGGCGGTGCCGGTTCGCCAGCTTCCTTCGCATAGGCTGCATCGAATTTCGCGGTAGCTTCTTTGTATTTCTCGGCCGCCTTGCCGAACGTGGCGGTGCTCATATTGCCCTTGCGAAAACGCTGCCGCGCCTCGTCGTACTCGCGATAGGCTTTGTCATGCTCGTCGATCGCGCGCTGATATTCCGGCGAGGGCTGCGGCATCTCCTCTTTGATCGGCCTGCGCTGCCGCTGGTTTAGCTCGTTGCGACGAACATTCGCGCGACCGTGCGCAACGCCTCTATCGCTCTCTTTCGGTCCATACTTGTAGCTGGCGGCTACCTCGCCAGTAGAACGATCCACGACCTCATAAACCCGCCTGTCGGGATCGTTACGAACGTCGTAGAACTTTCGCTCCTCCGCCATCGGCCTGCGCTGTCGCTGCGCCTGGAGGATCTGCGCAAGCTCCTCATCAGACGCGCCGCGCGTGATCGCACGCTGGATTTCCAGCTTGGGCTCGGTTGCCTCTATTGCCTTTTGACCAAGCGTCATCGCCGTTTCCAGCAGCGACGGTGCGCCCTCGCGGGCCTCCATGATCTTTTCCAACCCGGGCTTGAACTTGGTCGGTACGCCTAGCGAACGCCGCACCAACTCCACCATCGCGTCCCAGGCGTTGCCGAACACTCGCCCCAGCATCTCGCTGAAAGCCTTCGGCGTGGGCGCGCTGTGCAGCGCCTCCTGCAGAATCGGGTTGCTGAAAACCTCCGCGACGAACTCGTGCGGGTCGGTCAGCGCATAGACAGGCCGGCCCTCTGGAGTCTTGAGCGCCGGCTTCAGCGCTCCCATCATCAGCTTGATGGCCTTCTTCACCTGCTTGCTGGTCTCGATGCCCAGCTGGGTAGCCGCGTGCGTCGCTTCGTGCAGCAACGTATGTGCACGGTCCGCGGGGCTGCCGCCCCATGCCTGGTCGGCATTCACGAAGATGAAGGTGCGCGGCTTGCCGTTCGCGTCAGCGTCCTGTACCCATAGTCCGTTAACCCTCTTGGTAGGGTCACTATTATGGGTGAAGTCCTGCAGGTCACGTTCGGAAATAAAGTGGACCGGGGTGTCGCCAACGATCCTGGCAAGCCGGGTGCGAATCCACTCGGCGACGCGACGGGGGACCTCGGGCCAGTCGGCGGGGATGGGCAACTCGCTGAGCGCCTTATTAAGGGGCAGCGAGTCCAGAAGGTCGATTTTGCGGCCGACCTCGCGCTGTGCAAGATAGTCTACGAACCCTAAGTCTTCGGGGCTTGCTTCTTGGCGAGGAGGTTGGCGAGCCTCACCAGGCCCTTGTTCGCGTGGGCTCGGCCCAAGAGGCGCTTCTTCACCTCGGGGTCCTTCTCCCGGTTCGCGGCCTGGATAAACTTCCTCGCCGCCTCCGCGCACTCCTGGGCGCTTCTCACCGTATGCCTCCTCCCGCCAGGCGGCCGCCTGATCGTAGGCTTCCCGCGGATCGTCGACTTCACCACGATACAACGCTTCCGACGCGCTGCGCAAAGTATCAGGGTCGAGTTCCTCGTCACGGAGACCCTGTTCGCGGAACGCATCCCGGATACGTTTCTCTGCTGCGGCGACGCCTTGGGAATACTCGTCCGGCCGGCGCACACCGGCAGCCTCTTCTCCCTGTGCCCATACCCGGCCTTCCGGGCTCTTGGCCTTGCGTGCTCGCCAGTCTCTATCCATGGCGTCAAGCAGCTGGGGGACAGTGCTTGTCGCCTCTGCGCCGCTCCAATACCCGGGATCGTCCAGGTAACGTCCGATGACCGCTGCTTCGCGAAGTTGGTCGAGCGTGAGGCCACCCTTGCGGATGTAGCCGCGGGGCAAATCCATGCTGCGCACGTCGCCGATTAGCGGATCGTCCGGGCTGATGCCCCGCTGACGGATCATGTCCATCAACGACTGTGGCTTGCCACCCCGCGCACGTGCGGGGGCGGGCGCCGGCTCCCGCGCGCTTTCTAATATGCGACGAACTTGTTCTCCATCACGGTAGCCAAGCATATAGCTGTCGCGTGCAGCACCTCGACCTTCGCCTCTATAGTTGTTTGCGAGTCCATCTTCATAACCATTACGTTCCCATCCTTCACGAGGTTTAGACTGTAACTCTGTTAAAAGCCTTGTTTCTGAAGGAGATAAACCACCCGGCTCCGGCACGCGAGGCGGCTCCGGCGGTGGCGCCTCCGCTCCACCAGGCGGTCGCCATCCTTCCGCAACGGCTTTATCCCAGGCTTCCTCATAAGGAATGCCTTCGGTTCGCTGGATGACCGATGGGGTACGCGGCTTCTCCCGCGCGCGAGGCGGCTCATATCCCGGAGGGGCCGGCTCGACCGTCGCCGGTCTTTCCGGCCATCCAGGTATTCGCTCGGTCACCCACTCAGGCGGCTCCTCGCCTTCTCGCGGCGCGCCCTCGAAGATGTCCTCGGGGGGCCTTTCCGCGCGAGGCGCCGCTTCCGGCGGACGCTCCGGCTCTCGCGGAGGACGCGGCGGCTCGACGCGAGGGGGCTCAGGGCGAATACGCGGTGCAGGCGCGGCAGCTGCCGGCGTAACACCCAGCACCTTCCCCATCTGATCGACGATACTCGGCGGCGTCGCTTGCGACGGTGGCTCGATTGACTGCGCAGGTGGCCGCGACGGCTCACCCTCCCCACCACGAAGCGCCCAGTCGAACAAGTCAGGCGCCACGCCAGGCCGCTCTGGCTGAGAAGGAGCCGGAGAACCAGACGGCGGAACAATCGTAGTCTCTTGTCCTGTTACCCCTGGTTCGCGTGGCGCCCCCGCGAATATGTCCTCGGCCGCTGCCGGTGGCTTGGGCTCAGCCGCGGGAGGCGCCTCGGGTTCCGGCTTCGGTTCGGCCTCCGGCTTTCCCCGGATACGTTGCCACACTCGTCCCGCGGCCTTGCCGGCAACCACAGGGGCAGCACCGATCATCCCTGCCAACGCAGCCTCTCCGGCCCCTTGAAAGGCTTGCTCTGGCGGCAGACCGGTGAGGTAGTTCTGAATTATCTGCGCGCCGGCGCCGATTGTGGGCTGACCCAGCACCTGCACAAAAACCCTGAGAGGCAGACCAAACATGGCCGCTGTTGCAGCCGCGCTTACGCCTGAGCTTTGCAAAGCTCCACGAAGCGCCTGATCTTCCGGGATACCGGCTTCAAGATTCGCACGAAACGCAGGGCCGTATTCGGTGACGAACTGAGTGAGACCGGAAGCAAACATCCCGCCCAGCGGGCCACCGGCCACCCCGTAGGCGGCCATTGCCGGCGCGCCGCGCCCGAACATGTGGCCCCACCAATAGGGATGACGCCATCCTTCAGTGACTGGTAGCTCGGCAACATCAGGGCGAGTGACCGGAGATTCCGTCGGCTCGGCCGGCGGCTTGCCGCGCAACCGATTAGCGAGCATCTCGCCGGTCTCAGCGGCCCCGGCTACGGCGGACTCCAGCCCTTGTCCCGCGCCTTCTAGGAATCCTGGCTCTGCCCGCGGCTCTGTCCTTGCCTCGCCCTGCCGCACAAAGCGTACCGGCGGCGCTAGTGAGGCCGGCACTTCCTGTCCGGGCTGCACAGCCGGCGGCTCTGGGGTGTAGTCCCCCTCCTTCGGCGCACCCGCGAAAAGATCATCGGCCATCGCATCACTGCGCAAACCAAGAAGCACCACCCATCGGCGGCAGCAGACCGGCTTCCTTGAGCATTCGATCTGCCCAGGCGCGGCTCAATCCACTCTCTCGAACCTGTTTCGTCACCATGGCGATGGCCTGGTCCCTTGTCATCTCGCCGCGTTCAATCCGGCCTTTGAGGTCCTGCCCCCGCGCTATCGGATCGGCAGCAGCGCCCTGCTGCTGTCGCGCTGCCGGGGCGGCGGGTTGCTGTTCTTGGGCCGGCTTCTCTTCGGCTTTAGCCGGAGCCGGCGCGCTGCTGCCGGTGACGGCGGTGCTGAGCCAGTTCCATAGCCGTCCGAACGCACCCGGCTGGCTTGCTCCAGGCGTTGTCGTGGTAGCTCCCGCTGCGGGCGCCTGTGGCACGTTGAAGGTCGTGCCCCATTGCTTGTTGTAGGCATCAACGATGTCGTGTGCCTTCTGATCGCGATCGGGATCGTCCTTGATCCCGTCCAGCTGTTTCTGCAGCTGGCGCATGTGGAAGCGGTTGGTGGCCTCGACCTGGCCGGGCGCCCCGCGCCCTCCGGCCTGCCGATCTTGCTTCTCCTGAATCTGCCGTAGCCGCTCGCGCTGGTACTCGGTCATCGGCTTGCCCGTCGCCTTGGGCGAGGCGATACCGGTATCAATGAGCTTGTTGCCAACCCGGTAATGCAGCTTCTTGCCATCGTCGATCAGCTGCGGCTTCTGATCCAGCAGGTCCTCCTTGCGCTGGCGCTCGGCCGCCCCGCTCATCGCTGCCATGCCGGCCGCAACTCCCGGGCCAAGATAGGGACTACGATTGCTCAGCAATCCCATGCCGAGATTCCACAGCGGGTTATTCGCTAGACGTTGGGAGAAGGTCGGCGCAGGCCGCCCCAGTCCCGGTATCTGACGCACGCCATAGCCGCCACCGCCGCGCTGGGTGAGACCAGCTTGAGCGCGTGCCGTGCGCTCCCCCTCGGTCAAGCGTCCAGTCTCTGCCTCACTCGGCGTAGGGATACCGCCGGGCTCGTGCTCGCCTTCATCGGGTGTGTAGCCAGCTGCCGGGGGCCGCGGCGTGGGCGTGGGGATATTCCCCACGTCGGGCCCAGGCCCGGCGGCAACCATCTGCTGAGCAACGGGCGTCGTCCAACTCCCGCCACCCGTGGTCTCGGGCTCATCATCATCGTCGTCGTCTACGCTGTCGCCATCCGCGTAGCGCTTCACCGCACCACCCTCTTTGAGAAGCGCAAACAATGGCGCCGCCTTTACCGCCAGCTTGGCGACGCTACCGATAGTGCTGGCGAGGTCGGTTCCGGGTTGCTGCTGAGTGCCCTTTGCCGCGCGCATCTGTTTCTGAATCCAGTCGCCAGCATCGGGTGGGCCGCCTTTGTATTGCGGTATGCTCAGGGGAGTGAGGCCAAGTCTTGTGCGGTCGGGATTGTCCACGTCGCCATATCCCGTGTTGCTGCCATAGCCGCCGCTCAGGTCCATAGTCGGGCCCATGCCACCGCCGCCGACGCTACCGGTCGTAGTGATCGCCGGCGAACCGCCCGTCAGGTCGATGTTCGTGCTGCCACCACTCTGGCGCCGCATGGGAAGGCGCCGGCCAAGCGTGCCGGGTTGATTCTGTATTGTCCGAATCAGGCCGCCACCTCTCAGCATGACAGGGACGAGCCCACCGACCTGCCTGCGTACAAAGACCGGGCCACCCACGAAGCGTCGGGGAACGATGATAGGCACCAGCCCACCCCGCGCGAGTGCCGGGACCGGACCGCCGTGCTTGCCGGCGAATGCCGAACCGAGACCGGCGATTGCCGATGCGATGCCGGCGGCCTGGCCGAGAACATTGGGAGGAGGCGGTGTTGTGTAGCCCTGAGCAAAACTTCCCGTTAACGGCGCAACACCGCCCAGGATGGAGCCGTACCAGTTGGCGGTCTGGAACGGGTAGGCCGACGCCATCATCGCGTTCTGTTGCGCGACGTCGAGTTCCTTCTGCGCCTGCGCCTGTTGCTGCGCGCCCCATCCCATCAGCGCGCCGGCGCCCTGCATCTCCGCCATCGGCGCGCCAAGCTCAGCCTGCGCCCCAGCCAGGCCCATCTGCTTGAGTTGGTTGTATTCATTGAGCGCTTGCGTGTAGCCGGCCTGGCGCAGCCCGGCGATCACCGGCGCCTGTGCCAGCTGCTGCTGTCCCGCGAGTTGCGCCTCCGCGATGCCCGCACGATCGCCACCAAAGGCGTTGCCAGTGCGGATCGCCTGGCTCATCAAGTCGGTGCCTTGGATGGCGTTTTGATTGTTAAACCAGTCCTGGGTCGCCTGAACGACGTCTTGCGTGTACGGACTTTCGATCGCGCGCACCTGCGTGGGATCGAAGGTGCCCAGGTTCTGGCCGACGTTCATCAGGTTGGTGACGGCGCCCGGCATCAAGCCCATTGCGTCCGTCATGAACTGGCCGGCCTGGAACTCGGTCGGATTGAGCGGCGCAACAGACCCCAGCATCGCCGGATTGAACGGCGTCTGTGACAGGTTGGAAGCGTTGGCGAGGAAGTTCTGGTAGTAGGGCATGGCGACGGAGCTAGGCGACGTCGCCGACTGGTACGCCGTCGAAGTTTGGTTCGGGACCGGAGGGCTGCCGCTCTTAGTGCACATCCTCACGCTCCCGCTGCGCTCGCCTACTCTCGCGAATGATGGTCTCGACTATTGGGCGAACCTTCTGGTCCTCTACCGGCACCCCCTTGTTCTTGCCATTCTGTTCGTCAATGCGCCGCATCTCTGCGGCCATCTTGTCCGCCTGCAGCGGAGGAAACCCGTACATGAAGTAAGCGCCGATGCAGGCCATGTGCCTGGCGTAGAGTCGTATCTTGGATTCCGTGCGATCAAAACTGTTGATCCCGACCTGCAGCGGCAGGAAGTAGCCGTCGGCCTTGAACATCTCGTGTGTCCACTTGGCTTGCTCGATCAACTTGCGGCCATACTCCGTGCGCCGGTAATCGGGGTGCACGTAGTTCCATCTCTCCAGTAGATACTCGTCGTCCGAGTACCAGTCACATGTGATGACCATGCCCAGCGTAGCCACGACGCCGATAGAATCGTCGATGCAGAAGATAATGCCGCCTTTACGCTCGGTCGCCCAGCGGATTCCAGCGAGGACCTTCTCCCGGTTGAGCCCGAACATGCCGTTCTCGGCATGCAACATCATCAACAGGCTCAGCAGCTGCCACTCATCGTCCTTGGTCGCGAGGCGCACACCCGGGACGCCATGCTTCAAGCCAGGGTCGAAGAACACACGCTTCGGATGAACGACTGTCATTTCACCGGCCCCGGTAACTCTTTCAGGTGTTGCACCGTTTGCTTGCGCACCCGGTTGACGGACTCGGCAAGCATATTCTTACCCGCCTCCGCATCGCCCTGGCCCAGCGCCTCGACAATCTCCGGGTCGATGATTAGCTCGCCACCGGCGGTGATGATCGGCGTGTAGTCGCCCTTGTCGCTGTAGGTCGTCTCGCCTCCATCCGCGAAGCCAACGAACGCTCCTCTGCCGATTCCCGTCTTCGGATTGAGGCCGGGACTCGGCATGCGCAGGGATGGCGTCTTCATCGTGCGCGCCTTGATCGCATTCTGTATTCCCATCGGGCCGATCGAATGCGAGATGGCTTGGCCCCACATCCTGGCGCCGGCGTGGGTATTGCCCTGGCCTAGCCCACTCACAACATCCGCGGGCATGACGTAAGAGCCGGTGCGCGCACGCATGGGAATGCGATCGACGCGCCCAGGCACATGCGAGTTGATCAGATGCACGCCAGGGGCGCGGCCCATCACCGCGCTCTCGGCAGCGCGCGTGTTGATGCCGCCAAAGTGCGCCTGCTTGAATGCGGTGTTCATTTCCGAGATGCCCAGCTTGGGCGTGGTCATGCCGCCACGTTGCAGCTGGATGAGACCACCAGTCGCCTGGCGCAATATCCTTGCCAGCGGCATGTCGCCTTGCTCTGGCGGAGGTTGCCCGCGAGTATCTTCGATGTTCGTCGACCGGGGTTGCCCAGCTAGGAAGTTTTCCCATTGCGGGGGCTTGATACGCAGCGGCGCGGGGTAGTTCCGTAGCTCACTCGGTATGCGATTCGTGGCACGATCATAGTATTCCGACAGAGGGCGAGGTGGATCGTAAAGCGGTTGCTGCGGTCGCAGCGAATGCCTCGCCCTTTCAAGTTGTTCGTCGGTCGGCACCGGCAGCATCTCGCCGCCGCGCTCGTAGTAGCCCGGCAGGTCAACGAGGCCGCCCTGCGCCATCATCCCCATGCGGCCCATGCCCATGCCGCCCATGCCCATGCCGCGGCCGCCGCCCATCATCAGCGCTTGGCCCAGCGATGGCTGCTGCGGCGGAGGAGGATTCGCGTCACCCTGACTCCAGCCGACGTCCGCCATCATCATGGATAGTTGCTCAGGCGAGAAGATCGACGCCAGCATCGTGCCCAGCTGCGGATTCTGTTGCATCATCGCAGCGAACTGGGAGGGGTTGCGTCGCATCGCCAGCTGCACTTGCTGGGCTACGGCCTGGTCGCCACCGAAATAGGATGGGTTCGCGAGCGCCGCCATCATCGTGCTCGGTTGCGGCACGAGGCCGGCCGTTGGCGGTGCCGGCCCGGCAGGAGGCGGCGCAGCAGCTGGTGGCGCAGCTGACGGAGGCGCAGGGGGCGGCACGGCAGGAGGCGGTGTCGGTGGTGCAACAACAGGCGGTGGCGCAGGTGGCGTGATCGGCGGTTGTTCGACAGGCGGTGGTGTCACCTGATCACCTGGACGCTCAGGCCGCTCAGGACCAATCTCGATAGGTCCCGTTGGAGGAGGCGGTACGGCCGACGTGAAGGGCGGCTCCTCATACGCAGATGGATCATACGGGTAACGATCCCGTCCCATGCCGGCACCGAGTTCTTCTGGTGTTGGCGGAACTGCACTTGGCACATAGACACCAGGCCCCTCTTGCCCCGGCTGGAGAATCGTTGGCTCGCGTCCAGATGGTAATCCCGATTGCGTTCCAGGGGCACCCGGTACAGGCGTGGTGCCAGGTGCAAAGAGCGGCGGCGCCGGCTCAGGCGGCACAGCCGCTGGTCCCATTTGCGTTCCAGTTGGACCGGCGACGCTGACGCCAGGCTCGGAGCCAGGCGGCGTGCCTGCCGCTCCCAGCTGCGGTCCAGCGATCGGCGGTGTCTCTGATGGCGGTGCTGCCGGCGGCATGTAAACGCCGTAGGGGCCAGGCTGAGCCGCGTAAGGCACGGCTCCAGTATAGGGCGTGACACCTCCAGGCACCGCCGGCATAGCCACTGTGGTCGGCTGTGCCGCACGCGCGGCATCCAATGCTGCCTGAAAACGATCTAATCGGGCGGCCTCATCGGGATGCGATTGCAAGTAGTTTCTGACCGTATCGGCACTGTAGCCGCTTTGCTTGACGGCACGATCGAACGCCGTCTCTCTCCCGCTAACCAGGTTGGCTTTGTCTTGCGCGCTGAGCCCCTTGAGAGTGTCTGCGAGCGCTTGCTGGTCAGCTTTCGACAGGTTTCGCACTCCCTGATCGAAACTTCTTGCTGCATTCTGTACACGCTCGCCGCTAGTCACCGGCCGTGCTTGCTCGGGGAACGTACCTGGTCGACCGGCTTGCTGTTGCGCTGCCCAATCCCGCATAGCCGCAGATGGCTCTGACGGCGGTGGCGGCGCTTCTGGCGGTCGCTCGCCCGCTTGCGTACCGGGTGCTCCCGGAACGCCAGCTGCACTAGGCGGCGCGCCCTCCGGGATCGGAGTAAGGCCAGGCTGCGCCGTCGTTCCAGCCGGCGGTGCACCTGGAGTGAAGCCACCACGTGTCTCACCGGCCTGCGTACCGGGCGCGCCAGGTCCCGCCGGCGTGACGTCACCCGCGCGACCGAGACTCGGCTCTCGTAACGCCTCGCCACCCATCTCCGGCGGTGTCGGTTCGACCGCAGGACGTTCAACGAGACCTGCTTGCGTGCCAGGAGCACCGCCGCCTCTCGGGGTGACGTCACCCCATCCGCCCGGCCCTGCCGGAAGGGGCTCTCCCGGGACCGCTGGCGGCGCCAAAGGAGCACCTCGCTCGACGACGCCCGGGGCGCCGCCCGGAATGCCAGGAGGCGCCGGTTCTCTGCCACCGAAAGGCGGAAGCACCTCTCGACCTGCTTGCGTCCCAGCTGCGCCTGGCCCGCGTGGCGTGACATCGCCTGCGCGTCCAACACCAGGAGCCGCTGGCTGCGGAGCCATGGGCGTTCCCGGCATGACCTGTCCAAGCGGGATAACTCCAGCTGGACCGGTAACCGCCCTGCCAGGTGCGCGCTCGCCTGATGGTCCGCCGACTAATCCAGGGCGAACAGTCTCGGGGGCTGGCATGGCACCGATCGGCGGGACCACCTGCAGTCCTGCCGTCGGCTGCGCGGGCATGGGCGTCCCGGGCATGATCTGACCAGGAGGGATCGCCCCGGCCGGCCCAATGACTGCCCCCGGAGCCTGCATCGGAGGCGCCACCTCGCGGCCCGCCTGCGTACCAGGAGCGCCAGTAACAGTCACACCAGGCTCAGAACCAGGCGGTGTGCCAGCCCGCCCCAGTTGCGGTGCAACAACTGCCGCCGGCGGCACCCCTTGGATCATCGGCTCGGTGCCAGGAACTGGCGGGATGACGCCCCGGCCGCCCGCGAGCGCGGCTCTGTTCTCTGCCCAGCCAGTCGGCGTAGTCGGTACGTCGCCGTGGGCTACTGGTGGTGGTGTGGGCTCTGCGCCAGGTGCGCCCGTATAGACCGCCCATCGGGAGGGGCGCTCTCCGGGCATTTGAATGTGCGCCGGATCATTTTGACCAAGCAAACCCAACCCAAGTCCCGGAGCAATGCTCCGCATAACCTCGATGGCTTGATCGCGCGACATCCCCTGCGGGGCGCCCTCGATCCTTATGTCCGCGCCGGCTCCCGTGGTGTGATAAGAATTTCTAGTCCAGGTGACCTTGGCGCCACCCGTTGTTCGTCCTTGCTTATAAAGCTGGTCCTGGCGCGACTGCGGCCGGTAACCTTCGTTGAGCGTTGCCCGAATACCGCGCTTCTCAAGCTCGGTTAGGAGTTGATCGACGCGCGAGGCAAACTCGGGCCGCAGATGCGATAGATCACTGTCAACATTCGGGCCGTAGTTATCGTCCTTGACGGGCACCGAACCAGGCGGCAGCGGGGCCGCTTGCCGATCAACATTGCGCTGCTGATATTGCTGAGTGGATTGTTGTTGCTGCTGTGTTTGCTGTTCTGTGGGACCCAGCGCCACCTTGCCCGCGCGCCCACCTGCCTGCGGCGGCCGCATAAGCTGAGCGAGTTTGCGTTCCAACGCCCCTTTATTCTGGCCGACATCGCGCGGTTGCTCATCGAACTGAAAGTCTTTGGCATCTACGGGTTCTTTCCCCGCCGTACCTTTCGGGCCGGCACCTCTCTGCGGAACATCGACGTGATAAGTCTGTCCGGGCTGGTCAAAGAGGCCGCGCTTGCCTACGTCCTCCTGGACAAACGGTACGTTCTCGCGAATGACGTTTCCGTTCTTGTCGGTCAACGTCATCGTGCCTGTGCGGCCTAACGCTGCGCGCGGGCCAGCAACACCGACGTATGACGAACGACCCGCCAGATAATCATTGACGTCCTTGACCCTCTGATCGATGGCGTTCTTTTGGCCGCCTTCGCCCTTCGCTCTGCTGGCCGGATCGTATTTGGTAATAAGAGGATTCTCTCGCGTCGACCTGCTGGCTTGCTCGGCAACGATCTTCTCGTCCTCGCTCAAAGTCTCTTTTCTTGCTGCGGCCCTTGCCGCCGAAGCCCTTGCAGCTGCCCTGGTTCTCGCTTCCGCCGGCGAGACAGGTGATACCGCTGCTGCCGCCGCTTGCAATGCAGCGAGCGCGCGCTCACCGATGCTCTGCGCACCGGGAGGCGCCGGCGGCGCGGTCGGCGGCGGCGTAGGTCCTCCGCCCGGAGGCGCCGGCGGAAGTTTCTCGGCCCGCTGACTCGGGGGAAGCTCGGGCGCACCGGGAGGACCGGGCGCACCCGGCTCGCGCCTCGCTTGCCTACCGGCCGCGATCGCCTCGCGCGTGGTCGGCTCGGTGGTCGGAACAGGAGCCGCGGCTGTCGGCGCCGTCGCTGGTGCCAACCCCGGAGTTGGCCCGGTCACGGGCGCGCGCTGCTGGGTCAGACCTCGTTGGCGCTCCTTCTCTTTCTCCTGGTCCGATGGCGGTGGCGGCGGTACGCGCAGCAACTCCGACGTTCCCGGCTCGGTTGGAGGCGCCGGCTGCATCTGCGGCCCCAGACCAGGCGTCATCAGATCGCCCGGCGAGATTCCAACCCCCGGACCCATCACCGGTCCCGTCCCCCACGGCGCGACTGGTATCATCCCCGGTCCAACAACCGGCGGCCCAGGCGTTATGGTCCCGCGCTGATCGCCGCCAGGTCCCACACGCTCTCCGCCGAGAGGAGCTACGGGAGGAGGCTCGAATATCTGCGGACCAGGACCTTGCGGCGGACCAAAAGGCTGCAGCCCTGGCCCGGTCGGCGCCACTACGTTTGGTGGGCCCGGCTCGGTTGTCGGCGAAGGCACGAGCACATCGCGAGCGCCCGTGGGGACATCCGGCGCAGCAGTACGCGCTCCGCCTATGGGCCCTGTGGGCGGCGCTGAAGTCATGCTCCCCGGCTCGAAGACGTCGGTCCGCGTCCCATCGGGACTCGGCGCCACCGGCTGTACGCCAGGCTGTGCGAGGTTTGGACCTTGCGCGGCCGCGTTGGGCGGCTGCGTCGTGTCCGGCGTGACCGGCGTCGCCGGCCCGGTCGATACCGATGGCGGCTCCTGCACATCGGGCTCTGTCGTACCGGACGGCGCCTGCGCACCGGGTTGCCCAGTCGGACCCGTCGCGAAGTTCTCCAGGGTGGAAGGGGCAGCGGGTTGACCGGGGGCCGCACCGGCACCAGGGGGCGCAACGGTGCCGCTTGGATTGATGATCCTTTCCATATCATTGCCGGCCGAACCCGCACCGGTAGTGATCGTGGCGTTGGGGTCAGCCGCACCTGCCGCAATCTCTATCTTCGCCGCATTCGGATCAGAGGTGCCGCCCATGAAGGCGAGCGAACCAGGAGACAGCGCCGCGCCGCCGCCGCTCGGATCGGTTTGCGAGGCGAGATAGGCTTGGCTCGGGAAGCCTTCCGGCGTGAGCGCAGCAGGACCTCCGCCACGCTCCCTGTCGCTTCTGTCTCCACCATAAAGATCGCCGCCCGCCGGCGTCACATAGTCGCCATACGGCCCAAGCCCGCCAGGCAAGCCGCCGAGACCGACGGTCAGGTCTCCGCCACCCGGGATTCCACCAGCGCCACCTATCGGCGAGACGATGGCACCGCCGCCGGTATCACTGGTCGACGGCGCAAAGTTCTGGTCGAGAGACGCAACCTGCGTTCCCCCACCGGTCAGGTCCGGCTGCCCACCCCCCATCAGCATGTCCATCGTGTCGGGGCTGACGGTCTGGTCGGCGGCGGTGACGTTGGTCAAGCCAGCAACCGGGCCCCGGTCGGCAGCACTCGGAACGGTGATGTCACTTGGGAGCGTCTGGTCGCCGCCGGGCATCGTGAAGTCGCCGGCAAACTGATCGCTGGGCGCGGCGGTATCGAACGCGCTGCCCAGGCCGGCCGCGGCCGGACCAAATTCGTTGATGACGTCCTGCGGGCTGCCTGTGACTATAAAAATGCCTTGACCGGGCGGGGAAGGCGCGGGGACGTTCTGCATCGTCCCGCCGCCGAAGGTGCCGAAGAAACCTGATGTCGAAGTGCCCAGCGCTGCGGCGGCCGCCGCCATTTCGGCGAGCGTTGATTGCCCGACCATGCTGGCCATCTGCGCCGTCACCGCAGGCACCGAAGCCTGCGGTGCATTCAAGATGGCATTGGCCGCAGCGGCATTCGCCAGGCCAAGATTCGACGTCCCCAACTCGACGGAGGACTCCGCCGGGCCCACGGCAAAGCCTTGGGCGGCATTGAGCGCCGATGCGCTCGACTGACTGATCACGCCAGACGGCTCAAAATCCGCCACGCCCATCTCCGGGCCCGTAGCTGTGCCAAAGGCGCCAGGGCCTGGACCAGGATTGGCACTAGGGCTGAAGGTGCCCCCGGGAATGCCGCTAGGACTCATGCTGAGCCCGGAGCTAAGACCGAAACTCGGGCCCTGGTTCTGGCTCTGATCCTGACTCATGCCGACGGCCGTTGGGCCGATGTCGAAACTGCCCATGCCGGCAAGGCCCACGCTGCCCACATCCAAGCCGCCCATGCTGAAGCCGCCGCCGACAGACGGAGCGCCGCCAGCCATCGCAAAACCACCAACGTCGGACGCTTGGCCGCCAAAGCCGAAACCGCCGCTCTCACCGGAGGGGGCACCGCCGCCTACGTCGCCAGGTGCGCCAGCAAAATCAGCAGCGGATGGTGCACCGCCCATATCAGGGCCGGACGGTGCGCCACCCATCTCAGGGCCGCCGGATGGTGCGCCGCCACCGGGAGGGGCAGACCCGCCGCCAGCGGCAGCCCCGCCGCAACCGGCACAGGCCCCGCCGGTACAGCCGCAGCCGCTGCCACAGGAACAGCCGCAGCCGGTCGCACCGCTGGCACCGCAGGCACAGGCGCCACCACATTGGCCGCCACAGGAGCAACCGCAGGCACCTTCGCCACACGAACAGCTACAGCCGCCAGGTCCGCAGCCGCCTTGTCCACCACCCGGGCCGCCGCCTTCATCACCGCAGCCACCGCAACCACCACAGCCCCCACAACCGCCGCAGCCACCACAGCCACCAAGATCGGGGCGGGGGCGGTCGCGCGGGTAAAACAGATCGAGCGCGAATGCTTGTCTGTAGCCGCGGTCAATCACACCCCAATCGGCACCGTCGGGAATGAATCGGTTTTTCATCGTCCGCGGCGAACGGAAATACGCCCGGCTGGCAATGCGATTCGCCCACTCCCTGCGAAAAGCGAACTCGATTTCATAAAACAGTTTGTTCTTGTACCGCCGCTGTCTCGCGGCAGCCTTGTAGCTCTCCGGCATTTCGTGTTCGTTGCGCAGGAAAAACGCGGGTATCGGCTCATCCTCGCAAGCCGGTCGCTTTGTGCGCTTTTTCTTCATCGCGCTAGCCACTTGACCCGTGTGGTCGGACCTTTCCGCCAGCCTTCTCCCATGGTGCGCGCCCAGCCATCACGGCCGATGCCGGTAATGCGGTCGCAGCCCTTCCTCGCCGCCCATGCTTCGACGCCGGAATGAAGTTTTTTGAGTTCCCCAAGGTCGGGCCCCTGGAGCCAATAGTTGAAATCGCGCAATCCAATCGGCCAGTCGAAAAACTCGCCCACAATCACGCATTTCTCCGTCGACCAGAGAAACGCCTTCCCCGTGGAAATGCGCCACCACACTTGTTCTTTGTTGTGGGTCGGACCAAACTCGCACAGCGATGCCCACAACCAGGGCCAGCAGCGATCAAACTCCGCCTGCAACTCCGTCAGGTTATCGGTCGACCGGGGCTCCATGATTCGCGAATCTACACGAGCTTGGACCTACCGGGAACACATTCGCCACATCACGGATGGCGTCTGGGTCCCGATGTACGACGATGCCGGCAACAGGCTCAAAGACATCGAGGGCAAGCGCGGGGTGCGCGCGCAGAAGGCCGACGGCAGCTATATCGGCTGTGACTTCATCAGAATGCAGCCCGGCAGCAGCTTCCCCATGCACACGCACGCTGGCGAGCACGTGCTCTACATCATCTACGGCGAGGGCTTCGTCCACATCGGCGGCGAGGACATTGCGGTGCGTGCCGACCACGTGATTCACATCCCGGCCGAATGCCCGCACAATGTCTGGTGCGCTGAGCGCTCGCTAATGTTTGCCGCCACCGGTCATCCGCACGTCCGGGTCGATGCTCACGACCGGATGAAATCGTTGTCCTCGACGTAGAGTTCATCCTAGGTCGCGTCGTGGCGGAACTCGAACTTCTCATCAATGAAGTTGATCGGCGTGTGCATCGGCAGGATGTATTGCAAAGAGCCGATCTTGATCTTGCCGTCGCGGTAGGCCGCATCCTTGTGGAACCGGTAGATCAACTCCTTGGCCGGCCACTTGTAACTGCGCCAGCCTCCCTTCGTGCGCTCGCCGACGTTGTTCATGCTCCAAAGTTGGAAGCTCTCGGTGTTGTAGAACGGCGCATAATAGTCGTGCATGTACTGCGGGGTGATGCCCTTGCGATTGCGCGCCGCCGCGAAACTCACCGTGCGCGTATAGACATTTTGCCATTTGAAGACGAAGTTGATCCACCAGAACATGTCGAAGTTGGTCTTCAACTCGACCGGCGCATTTTCCTTCAGGCGCTCGAACACCTTGACGACGAAAAACCGTGCCGCCGCCGCATCGTCCCACTTGTCCTCGTAGACGGCCTGGAACAGCTTTCGGTCATACGGTTCGAGCATCCTGTCGAAGCCAAAATGCCCGGCCACGGTGCCGATGATATCGGAACCAAATAGCTGGTCGTTGCCTTCGCCGCTGACGAGGAGCTTCTTGAGCCCCAGGATGTACGGAAACAGCATCACGGACTTGCACCGCAGCCTGCCCCGGATATGGGCCCGGTAGAAGCTGGGAAACTCATCGATGGAACCGTCCGAAAGCAACACGACGATACGTTCTTTCTCCGGGGCCATCTTGATCAGCGACGTGAGCGCGCACGTGCTGTCGATACCTCCAGACCAGAACACATAGATTTCCGTGTCTAGCTTGTGGGCGCAGGCGATCAACTCCGTCGCACGTACATTGCAAGTCTCCTCATAGCTCGCGTTGTAGGCACGCATTGCCGGCACGGGAAACATCGACTTGGCTCGTACCGGAAACTTCATCAAGCCAGTGCGGTCGAGCGGCGCCGTGGCGTAGCACTCGAAGTAACGGTTGAACAACCGGAGCGCAGGCAGCTTGGCGTGCCAGCGCGCAAGATACTCCGGCCTGTAGTGCACAAAGCTCATCGCTTTGCCCGCATGGTATCGAAGAACTCTCTGCGAAACTCCCTGAGCACCAGGTCGCACTTTGCCGGCATATCCGCTTGCTTGAGCGCACCCAGGTATCTCAACCGGAACGATTCCGTCTTCAGCAGCAGATCATCATCAAGGCGTGCCTTGAGTAGTATCTCGTCGGCCACGGCGCGCATGGGAAGCCCGGAGATTTCCGAGTATTGCAACAGGTAGGGAAACTCCAACTCGTCGTCACCCTCCCGATATTGTTGCGCCTCCATCTTCTTCGCGACATAGACTCGGTCCTGTCCGACCACCCCGTTGATCAAGGGAAAGCGCGCTCCCGACAAGGTGCGGAATATCTCGATCAACGCATGCCCTTTCGCGGTCGCAAGCGCCGCGGCGTCCACAAGACGCTGGTCTATGAGCCCTTTCTCGGTTCGCTCAAACAGCCGCTTGCCTTCATCCCACCGCCATTGCGGGTAGGTTTTCGGATCGGCTTTAGCCAGGCCGAAACTGCCAAGATAGTTCGGGTGGTTGGCCCAGATGACGTGCACCGTTTCCGGCTCGCTCTTGACCAGAAACGCCACGACATCGACGCGATCTGTGAGCACCAACAGCGCGTTGGTCGAAGCATCGATCAGCGCACTAAAGGGAATCAAACCAGCCCGCCGCGCGCAAAGGCCCGCGCGATTCCGCCGCCCAGCGCGTAGCGTCTCACCTCCGCGCGCTCGCCGGGAAGCATCGCATTGAGACGCTTCTGGCCTTCAAGCAGCTGCTGGATCACCCGGATGTAGGCCGGATCGGTCTGGTGCGCCATCATCGGTTCGAGGCTCACCCCTTCCGTCACTTGCGGAAGATCGGGATCGTGCGGATGGTCGACCAGGCCGCCGACCAGGCCGCCGCGCTGAAGCCCTTGTTCCTCGCGCGGTATGACATTACGAGGCTGATACCAGTTGACGTCAAAATCCTCGCCCTCTTTCAGGTCCCTTGGAGGCTTGCCAAAAACGCGCCCGCTCCTTTCCCGATCATAAGGCAAAGGTGCGAGTTGTCGCTCTTGCCTCTCGTGTTCCGCTACGATTCCCCCATCTTGACGCCCGCGCTCCTTGGAGTACGCAATCGCCAGCGCCTGCGCGCGCGACTGGACGTGGGGGGACTTCCCCACCTCGCCCATCAGGGTGCGGATATTCTCTTTAAGGTATCCCGGTCCCTGGAGTGGCATCTTGGTTCGCCTTCAGCTGTGCAAGCAGTCGTACCAGCGCGCGTCGGTTCTGATACGAAACGAAGTCCCGGTTGGCGAGGTGTCCGCCCAGGCGCAGCCCGTCGATACGCGCGAGTTCCGCCTCGATTTCGGCAATCAGCTGCGGACGCAGCGGCGGCACCTCGACCTTGACCGATTCGCCCATGACTTCCCGACGATAGGACTGGGCAAGGTAGCGGTCCAGGTCTTCGCTCACGGCACATTCTTGGGATGGATGAACAGCTGGTCGAGAGCGGCGTGCAGTCGCTGCACCGCCTGCGCGACAAGAATCATGGCCGCCGCTTGGCGAACGTCATCCGTCGGCGCCGGTCCTGCCGGCGGGAAAGGCGGAGGCCAGGTAGGAGGTGTTCCGTTCATTGTCCTATCACCGTCCATTTCGTGCCGTTGTACCACACCAGCACCGTGAAAGGACCGCCAAGACCTGTCGTTACGGCTTCCTGACCCCAGTTATTATTATGGCTGTCAGTCACACACGCTATCATCCCAATCTTCGGGCTGGGCGGCAAGTTGGCCACTGTCACTGGCTGGCACTGAAGGCCGATTACGCCATCGAGATGATCCCCCAGCGCGTTCATCGCCTGCGCAATCAGGCGCCAGTTCTCGATAACGTGCTCGGCACCGCTCACGGGCGTCTGCCAGCCGGCTTGAGCCGATAGGTGCAGGCGCCGATGCGGGCCGAGAAGCCCTTCACCGGCAGCCAATCGTAGCGCAACGCCACGTAGCGGGCGCGCACGCGCGGGCTAAACCATTGTCGTATCGGCGTCATCGTATAGGGCCCGAAAGCATGCCGGGGTCCCTGCGCGTAGTTCGCGGCCGTGAGCGATATCTTGACCCCGCCATTCACCCCGAACCACTTAAAGTCCGGTTGCATCTCGTCGATCATCATCATCGCGCTGCCGTCGCCTATCTCGGAGAACCCGGTCTCGACATAGACGCCGCTCATCGCCTTGTCGTCGGCATCGAAGCCGCGTTCATGCTGTTGCACGAGATTGCTCTGATCGGCGCCGAGCGGCGTCCCCCACACGCTGTCGTCAAGCCAGGCGGAGCGCCACAGCTTGCCACTGTCCCACGCCATGTTCTCGGCAGTGTTTACCTTGACGTAGTGCGCGGATTCGTTCTGCACCAGCAGCGCCCCGGTTGTCTGGAAGGCAAGCGCCTCTCCTCCCTGCACCAGCTGTGCACCCCAAATCAGACAGCCGTTGGGGGGCACGCCGAGATAGCTCAGCTGCACACCATTGGTCAGATTGAGATAGACCGTCAGGTCTTGCTCCGTATCGGACGTAAGCGTCATGATATAGCGCAGCCAGCCATTGCCGCCGGGTCCAGTCGCCTGGATCGTAGGGGTAACCTCGGTCGTTACTCGCACGTAGCCAAGCTGGAACAATGGTGACGTCACGCCGGACGCGACCACGGTCCCGTGCACCACGTCAAATGTCGCATAGGCGTAGCCAAACTCGCTACCGACACGGAGCGTCAAGTTGCGTGTCGAACTGACGTGGGCATAGACGGAAAAGGTGTAGGTAATCTCGCTGGCAACCTTGGCAATCGTCTGGGAAATCTGATGCAGCCCCTGCGTCGCAAGCTCTTGGAGATTTATGTTGGCGCCGCTGCCATCGGGCGCCGTGATGTAGGTCGTCACCGTGCCCTGTAGATCGCGATCCCACCAGCTGATCAACACCATGCCGCTGTCGTCGGTCCAGCCTGACACCCGGTACTGCGGTTCGTACACATAGAGCGCCTTGAACAACGAATACGCCTGAGCGCTCGCCCCAGTCGGTGCCCAAGCGCTGATGTTCCAAAGCGCCGCCGACCACCGCAACAGATTGCCGGACGGATCGATCGACATGGACAGCGACGGGAAATAGAACGCAATCTCGTTGGTAGTGCTGTTGGGCGCCGCATGGCATTTGTTGATGTTCACGGTGTCCACATCGTTGAAAACGTAGTCCCATACCGTGCAGGGCACCGGCGTCACGCCACCGCCGGCAAACATCCAGAACTGCTTCAGCGCCTGCCAGATGGTCATCTGCCCCAGCACACCGACCGCATGCGGCGCGACCAGGCCGCAGCCTGAGCCCATGATATTGAAGCCGTAGATCAACGGCGGCCCGACATAACTCATCATCCAGACGTCTCTGTCGGTGAACAGCAACGTCGTCTGCGGCGCCTGGATGGCCCCGACGATGCGCGAACCTTTCGACAGCCGATAGCTGCCGGCCTGGTTGGAAACCGTCGCGTTATAGACGTCGTAGGTGCCGGCATCCGACCAACGCACCAGCAGCGGGTCGATCACGCCAGAACCCATGACCGGCTCAGAGCCAAACAGGATCACCTGCGCCTGCGGCATGGCGACGATCATGCCGTTGTTCTGCTGCGGTGCCGTCGCCGGCGGCCCTGTCCCGACAGCCGTAAGAAACGGCCCATTGGTGATGGGCGGATGGTAGACCTGCAACGGCCCACCCGATGCGAGAACCAAGCCGTCCTGTCCGAGGTTAGCCAAAAACCACGACTGCCGCTGGGGATCGCCCAATGGCGCCGACGAAGCCGCCCCAATCACATTGGCCAATGAAGTGTTCCAGGTGCCGTCGGTGCCATGTTCGCTGACACACCCGTCGTAGACTTGCCGCGAAGCAGCGCCGGAACCGTCCCCTGTTCCCAGCGCCCCCATGGAAAAGCCGAAATGGTCCGCGTCCACCACCGTATCGACAATCACCACGGTGCCGGCGGGTGCGCTAAAGTTGATCCCCTCCCAAGTCCCAGGTGCGCCGTATCTGATCGTCGTTGTCTGTTCAAACCTGATGGTGCTGTTGACCGAGAGCCCGTGCGCCTTCCACGTCACCGTCATCCGGTTGGCAGCGGAGTTGGTAAAGAGGCGCAGGCCCAACGTGCCGCTCTCGGTCACGATCGCAGCCGACGGCATATCGAAGGTGAAGCCGCCGGCAACCACGCTCTTGACCGGAAAGAAGGTCCCTGCCGCGATGATTCTTCCGCCGATGGAAATCGGGAGCCCCAGCAGGAACGTACTGCCCGGCAGAGTCGTGTTGCTGTTGACCGTGACCGTCGTCGAACCGGCCGTGACACTAAAGGTCGCCCCGCCCGCGGGCCCGACTTCCAGAATCTCTCCGCCCGGGATCGAGACCTGCGGGCCGAGACCATAAATGGCGTCCTCGACCGCGAGTTGAACGCCAAGATCGGTCGCGACGAACAGGTTCTTGTGATTGTCAAGATCGAGCCAGGCGTGCATGCGCCGGATGATGGCGGCGAAGGGATCGACGAATAGCCGCTGCCATCCGCCCCACTTCTCCAGCAAGCCGGTGCGCCAACGTACCAGATTGCCGCCGTACCAGGCGGCCGCCGCCTGCAGCTGTGTCGCCTGAGATTGAAAACCGGGGGGCGCCTGGGGTTTCGCCAGCGGCATGGTTAACCCCTCGTTTAGGCGGCAGTAGCCGGACCGGACTGAGCCCCGGTTTGTTCTTCATGCACGCCGGACATGCGCGCGGCCTCCATCATCACGCCTTGCCGCAGCGATGTGTAGACCGCCTCCCAGCTGACCGCCTTTGCCGGATCATCAGCCTGGGCACCGAAATCACGCTGATAGCCGCTGGCGTAGATCATGCACGCAGCGATGAAAAGCTCGGGGTAGAAGACGCTCAGAAAGGTTTCCGGGTTCTCCGGGGCAAGCGGATCGGGCCGGATGTCACCCAGCAACTCCGCGGGATATGCCTGGTCGGGCGTCGGCATCAGCCGCACCTGATAGGAGATATCCGTCCCGGGCAGCGGCGCCGGCGTATTGAGACCGAGGACTGCGTACTTCATCGGAAGACCGGGATTGAACGAGGCGTCCGGCCAAAAGAAGTCCAGCGCCTCCGCCGATATTCTTTCCAGCGGCTGGCGCTTGCTCTTGAGCGTGACCGGAGCCGCCTTGGTGAACACGTTAATCGCACGCAGCACGCGCACGTTGCCCGGCAGCGAGAACTCGCGGATCATCGGAATCAGCACCGCCGGCTGTGTAATCTTCTTCGCCAGGAAGGCTAGCTCGCGATAAATGCGCCCATCCGCATAGAGAAACATGCCGGGAATGATGCGGGTAAAGTTGGCATCTTCGTCGTTGAGTTCGACGGTGAGATTTGTCTTCAGCTGGGAAACTACCTCGTCATAGGTCATGTGCGTGACGTTATCCCTCGAACATGCGACCAGAGATTCAGCACATTGCCGCGCGCGGTGACGACGTTCGCCCGCAAGCGATAAGTCACGCCAGGCAGCGGATTGCCGATACGCTGGATCGTCCCCGTCTTCAGGCTGCCATCTTTCGGCACGACCTCGACGGAAGGCCCTTGCAAGATTGTCGTATTCCTCAAATCCACGCCGGCGACCACCCAGACATCCCAAGAGGACGACAGCAAGGTCTCGTTTTCGTTCATATCGTTCACGAAATCGAGGCCGACGACCTTCGATTCACTGGGCTCCAGGGGGGAGAATTCCCGTCCGCAGTACACGACTCAGATCCTCCTCACCTCATTCTTGAGCATCTCGTCGGGCGCGTCGAGGGCCGTGACGCTCGACGGCTGGAAGAACACGCTTTGGTTAACGAGGAACGGCGCAAGAACCTCGACCGTCAGCGGCGGCGGCGTGAAAATGATACTGTGGTTCACGAAGAACGGTGGCAGCAACCGTACCAGCGTGATGACGGCGCCAGAGCTATTGCTGGTCAGGTCGCGATCGAACCAGGAATCAGGTGTCATGCCGCTGTCGTCGGTCCAGCCGGTGAGTTTGTTTTGCGGCTCGTAGACGTAAAAGCTCATCAGATGAACTCCG